TGAGGGTCAGTCGGATCTGGACCTACACTTCGGCAACGAGTGTGAAGGACTATGTGGACTTTGATCTAAATTTCTCGTTGAGGCGCTGGATAAGCTCGTCGGCTATCTGGGCGACGGCACCCGGTGGAGCGACTCTGTCGAACGATCCTGGGAGACCGATCACCGCTGAGAAGTGGTGTGGCCTGCGGTTCGGCATGGATAGGCGCGTAGTATGCCCTTCGTCGCAGGAACCCGGCACGGACGCGAATGGCCCTTGGCACTCGTCAGCGATAAGGTGACTTTGAGCAGGCGGGCGGTAGGTAGGCCGCCCGCTCCCGCGTGAGCACTCGGCTTAGACCAGAGATGGTCAACATCCGGGGGGCGCGCGCTAGGTAGGGCGCGCGCGAGTCGTCGGGCTAAGGAGCCATCCCTAGGGTGACTCTGGCATCGCTCTAAGATGTTGACAGCATGTCGTGTCTGACCGTCGAGCGGTGCCCGGCAGGGTATCCCGACGTGGCCGAGTTCTTGAGGGAAGAGAAAAATGACCATCTTCCCGTTGCTGGGAAAATGGTCATTTTGGATGCGTAAACGTACCGTAAACAAAACGGTCAAAACTGCCCTTTGAGGGCTCCGATCAGGGCGAGGATCGCGACGGCTACGATCATCGCCCAGGCGAGGCGCTTATGCCTCATGGAAGTGCTCCCATTCGTAGGGCGTCATTTCTTCCACCCGCATCGGACGGTCGCGCGTGTACCAGCCGTAGGCGATGCGAAACGCGCCGATCGCGCGCTCGACAGCCGCTTTGGGGCTTGGTGCAATGACTCCGATGGCATAGCTGGCCTCGCCCCCGGAAGCCCGGGGGATCGTGACCTCGACGCGGTAGGGGCGCGTCAGCATTGGCGCTCCGGGAGGATTTCGGTGAGGAAGTCGCCCGGCTCAACCATAATATTGCACAGCGGACAGAAAAGCTCCTTGTCGTAGGGGTCGCTGTAATCTCTTTCGGTGTCAGGTGTGCCCCTCAGCACTCCGCCAGGCAGCAGGTCCCATCTTGTGAACGTCCCGTGAACCAGAGCCTTTGCTCGCCAACCGAGCTCGCTCAAGCATGAAGGGCACACTGCGCGGCCTGGCCATGTACCTTCCTCGACCAGCCTGCCAAAATCCGCCTCATGGCGAATTTCTTTGCTGCCGAATTCGAGGCGCTCGTCGAAGTGCCCCGATGATCGCTCCAGCTTTCGGTAGGTTAGCCGCATGAATGTGTACAGGGACATTCTGATGCAGATATAGGCGACTTGCTTCTGCCCGTCAGGGACAATCACCTCCGAAATTGGAGCGTCGGGGATGATCCTATTGACCAGTGCCAGCGCACGCTCTTTCAGCCTGCACGAAACCTGAAATCCTTCCTCTTGTCTCTTCTGCTCCCAACTATCCCGGTAGACCACATAGGTCGCTTTAACGCGATCTACGAACGCCTGGATCATGGCGCTTTTCTCTCGGCTTCCTGCATTGCCTTGGCAGTCTCCTGCTCCATCTTTTTGGCCTCCTCGTGGCCCGAGACGTTGCGCGGCGGGATGCAGCCGCAATTCACGTCGAGTTGCCCACAGTGAGGGCAGCGGTCTTCAATCGATGACATGATGTGTTTTCTCCTTGGCCTATCTCATCAGTGCCGGAACAGCCACCCCCGGACAGACCTCCCCTGTTAGTTGGGGAAGGTTTCGAAGTCAGACGGGCGCAGATACCGGACCTTGTGGACCCGGCTCCTGCCCTTGCCGTTGATCGCGAACGTGACGACGATCCTCGTCGCCTCGGTCAGTCCAACAGCGGGGACCATCTTGGTCCCGTTCACGACGATATGAGTCGGGAGAACCCACCGCCTCATGCGAATAACCTCGGCTGCAGCTCGATATCTGGCTGCGGTAGCGCGGTGCGTAATTCGGGGGGCAAGTCCTCCCCCTCCTCCCTGAGCAGATACAGAATCTCCTCCGCCACCGTCATCGGCCCCTCGACCATGTGCCAGTGCAGATTCCGCCACCGGCCCCACGTTTCGCGCGAGAGCGTATTGCCGTGGGTCACGTCGGCGGGGATGCCCCATAAGGTCATGTTGATCAGGCACATATCGGCGGCGACCCGGCTCGAATCGATGCAGGACACGCGGACATCACGCGGACCGATGCCGCCCGCCGCTAGGTGCTCGATCGTGGCCAGGACCATCGCTCCGCTGCCGCTGGCGGGCTCGTGAATCGTTATCGGGCGCTTGGTGATCGTGGCAGGATCGCCGATCATCAGTTGGGCCATCATCTTGCAAAGATCGGGCGGGGTGTAGTATTCGCCGCCCCAATTCTTCGAGCCTGATGCAATCTCCATGTAGACCTTGCCGAGAAGATCCCCGAACCTTGGCCCGGCCTCCATTTCCTCGACCATCACGCCAAAGAGCGTGGCCATGCGCTGCATTTCGTCCGGCTCCCATCCCTTCGCCTCGCTGATGTACTCGGCCTCCCGAGTGCCGGCGCTGACGGCACAAGCCGCCAGCGTTGCGAAGCTGCGAAAGACGCGGTCAGGTCGATGCCGGTAGCTGACCTGTTCGAGCGCTTTAATGAACCTAGTCATTTTTGACCTCATTCATGCCCCTGCGGTGAGCCTCGCGGCAAATGTCATCGGCAATGTCACATGCCAGCCTAATCACGTCCGGGGTAACGACCCGTTGATTCACAGACGAAACACCATGCACCCATATCGACGGTAGCTGATCGCCTGCCAGAACGCCCTGAATGGCAGCGCACCATACCGGCGACTTTCGGTCGATATATTTGGCCATCAGCGCAGCCCCACGGCGCCCGTGCGCATGTCCTTGGTCTTGATCAGAAGGCCATCGGCCCGCAGCGCCTCGAAAAGCTCCTGCGCGTCACCGCCGAGCATTTCGATAGGCTTTGATTGGTTGACCTGGGGAAACCCGTAGTCATCGGTTGGCCCGTGCTCATACAGCCATTCGGTGCCCTTCTCGCTGACGGCCTCGACATTCCACCAGTCGCCAAACTTGGCGGCATAGACGTCCTCATTGGTGCCGCTCATTTGCGGACCCTCCGCAGCTCTCGCCGCGCCTGTGATCGCAGCCGGGCGATCAGACGACCAAGGCCATAGTAAGGCCAATCCCGTTGGGTTCTCGCGTGTGCCTCGTTGGCCCACTCCAGCGCATCCAAGACCTCGACGCGGATACGTGGGCAGCGGATATGACCCGTCCGCGCGATGGTGTCGCGCATACGCTCGAAGGGCTGCATAACCCTGATATCGTTCATGTTGTGTGCTCCTTCCCCTGGCTCATCAGCGACCGGGCGGGGATGCCGGTCGGACCGCTCCAAGGTTACCCCGGAGCGGTTTCGCTTTTACGTGGTTTCTTCGACTATGGCGACCTTGGTGCCTGCCTGCGCTGCTTTGGTGACATGCGCGGCGAGGTCGATCTCCTCGACCTCGGCCCCGCCTAGCGTCTCGACGAAGGACAGGTACGAACCGTCCGGGCGCTTGAACACGAAGGCGATGCCGGGATGCTCATTGCGCAGCCTGACCAGCAAGCGGCGGACGTGAAGCCAGCGGTCTAAGGCGGCGACCGCTCCCGCGTAGTCCCTGGCCTTGATCGGCTCTCCGGTGATGTAGCGGGCCGATGCGATCATAGCGCCGGGCGTGTATGCCCGGTTGACCTTGAGCCCGCTTTTAGCGTAAAGCTCGATCCCTTTCTGCAATACGATGGCCTGATAGATGGCAGTCCCCAACGGGCCGCTGCACATGATTCCGCCCTCGTCAAATTCGATGTGTTTAACGTTACTCATAATGCGGCCTCCCTTGTGCCGTCGTGTCGTGCTGGCCTTGCCCTCGCGCCCTTGGTGGCCTCGTTCAGCTCGTCGGCCTCGCGCTGTGCCTCGACTACGAAGCTTTCGGCCTCGGCCTGGCTTACGCACCGGATACCGCCAATCCAGCGCCAAACGTTGAACCACCAGCCGCCCTCTTCGGGTCCGCCAAAGCAACGCGAAACCTCATAGAGCGACAGCCAGCACGGGGCCGATGGCTCGAAGGTCTCGCGCGATCCCTCGTGATCATCGCGCGACCCTCGACTGCCGGACGCGGGCGAACTCTGCCAGTGCCTCGCGGTGTGTCCCGACCATGCAAAACGCCTTCTCAGGCTTGCCCGCAAACCACAGGGTGATAACCTCGCCGATCGCGGTGTGGTCGAGTGGTTCGCCCATGCCCCAACACCCCTCCGCATAGATCGGCGGCAGGGCGTTCATGTTGTCCCAATAGAAATCCTCGGAGCATCGCTGCGCCTGTCTGGTGACTTGCTCGAACTTGGTGATCATGCCGGTACTCCTTCGGCTCTTTCGGCCTTGGTGATGTCCATATACCGGGCGGCTTCCTCGCAACCCCTGGCCGCGTTGTATAGGGCCTGGGTCACGTCCATCAGGTGCCAATAGCGGACCCTCTTGCGCCATGCGTCGGGGTCGGATCGCTTCCAGCCCTGGCCCGCCTCCTTGGTGCGGGCCTCCCATCCCTCGGCCTCGGCCCGGAACTTCCGGGCGAGGTCGAGCAATTCGGCGGGCGTCATCGCCGCGCCTTCCTGGCATCCCAAGCCATGCCGCGCGAGAGCTTCGCCGCCGCTGTCTTTGCCGGTGACGGGGTCGAGAACTTCGGGCAACTCGTCGCGCTGGCCACCCGCGCCGTGGCGGGCGTGAAAATGCGGACGGTGTACCACCGCGTTCCCGTGTGGGGCTCGTAGTCCGATGTGACGAAGTACACGCCGCCCGGGCCGTCATAGACATCTTCAAGCACTCGCGTCCTAAAACACTTCATGGTGTTGGAGTCGAAGAACCTCCAGCCGGCCCGGCGATTCTCCTCCATGACCTGCGACGAGAGCATATAAGGCTCAACGTGGGGCCGCTGTTGCTCCTCGACCTGGGCGAGCTTCCCGCGCCGACACTTGCGAGCAAACGCCGCCGCGGGAGTCTTGAGCCGGAACCCGGCAAGCTGACCAAGCGCCCACTCCCATTGGCGTCCCCCCATAGGGGACGCCACCGAAACGAAATAGCGGTAAACGAGCGGGCCGGGCATCAGAAGTCCGCCCCGCAGTCGCTCCCGGTCGTCTCGCGCAGGATCTCCGCCGCGACCTCGCGCCGCCACTTGGCCCAGCAGGTCGAGCAAAGCACCGCGCGGCCTGACGGGGTCCACCCAATTGCATCGCCCGCCGCGATGGGATGACCACAGGCGGTCTTTTCGGCGGGAGTCGCGAACCGTGCGGTAATCGCGCGCCACTTGTCGAAGTTGGGCAAGCTCGGGGCCTGCGTCGTCGTCGTTTGTGCCATGTGCTGTTTTCTCCTTCCCCTGGCTCATCAGTACCCGGGCGGGGTTTCCGAGTAGACGGGACCGGCGTCCCGTTTCGCCCTATGGCTTGCCATCCTGCGACCGGATCAGGCACCAACCCGCACCGGCAACCATCACACCGGCAAGGACGGCGGACACGCCGCCACCCACCGCCGCGAGGAGTGGCAACGTTGCCACACAAGCCCAACCTAAAATAATCCAGTGCCACCGGCCCGGGGTGATCATCGCCAACCCTCGCGAACGAAGATCCAGACGGGATCGCAATTCGTAGCGGTTTCGACCGCGCCCAGGTCGTTCGTTCGGAGCGGATAGACCGCCGCCAATACTTCGCCGTCGCGCTCCCATATGTTGAGATCGCCTCCGGGCGTGGGGGTGTGCTCGAACCATGCCGGAACACCAAACCATGCGTCATCATGATTCGCCGCCACAAACTCGACGAGGGCCGCGCCAAACTGTGCGCACTGCTCGCGGGTCATCGCGCCACCTCTCCGGCCTTGACTAGCTGAATACCGAAGCGGACGGACACCACCCAACGCGAACCGGGCGAAAGCTTCCCACCCTTCGGGCACTGGCCCAGCGCGTCCAGCGCCGCCGCGTACCGTGCCTGCGCCAAGTGATACGGCCCGTGGCCCGGCTCGACCGACGCGAGGTAGCAAAGCCGCCCCAACCGCCCGCAAGCCTCGGCCCGGTCATGCTCGGATAGCGTTGCCAGTTCGGCACGGACCCGGGAATACTCCGCGTCCTGTTCGGCCTGCTGTCGAAGTTCCTTCGCCGGGCGGGGCCTTGGAGCCCACCCCGCCTTGATCCCGGTCGTGTAGCAGTTGGGACGCCTCATAGCTGTTCGGCCTCCTCCACCGGTTCGGGAAGCTCGTCGCGAGTGAAAAGGGCACCTTGACCGACCTCGATCTGATCAAAGAGAATCGGCTGCGGGTCGGCGTACCATGCCACGGGGGCCGGTTTGCCGGTGTTCGGGTCGCTGCTTGTTTTCATGTCGTCCCGACGATACCTGGCCCCCTTGACCGTTGTCAAGCCCGGTATGGCGGTGGACGAGAAGTCCGCAAATACCGACAACCCGCCCCCCCCTTGAGCCTGACCCCCAACCGATCACCACACCACCCGGCACCATAGGGGACAGTGGACAGGGTGACAGGGGACAGGCACACGGGCGCACGGGACCGCACAGGCGAGCGCGTAGGGGCGTGGGCGCACACGCGCACGGACGGGCAAGCGCGGGCATGGGCAACGGGTGCGGGCTGGCACGGGCGAGGAGCGAGCGACGAGCACGGAGCCGGGCGCGGCAGGGGCCCCAAGTTCCAAAGGAAACCCCCAGCCCTCCTCAGCGGGTCCCATCCATGGACCTGGGTACAATATCCGTGGTCGGTGTCCTGGGTGCAAGGCAAGGTCGCGGAAGCCGGATGGGTGGACGGGTACCCCTAAACGCAAATGAGCATCCCATCCCTCCTGTGGCATCGACCGCCCTCCTTACCAAAACGTTGGGTCCCATCTGGTGGACCCATTGGGTAATCTCAGTTGGCTCTGACCGACCCACCCTGCCGACGAAGGTATTTCGCCGGGGTTTGTCACTGGACTCTAGTCAGCATGTCAACCTGGGCCTGGAAGCGTATTAGAACAGGCCTGTCGGCGGGGTAAGATGTGTACAGCGTTCGGTCGTCGTGACGAATGTGTGCTGCGGGGTCGGGGCCGGTGCCCGGCCCCTCCTTATGTTTCCGGCGCGTACCGCTCAGGGTTATGGTTCGCGTCCCACTGCCAGAAGTCTCCTCCCGAGATCGTCTTCGTAATGAAGGCAGCGAGCATCGCCTCTTCGCTGGCAAGTGCATCTTCTATGGCTGTAATCGCCTTCGAGGACCGTCCTCCGGCCAGCGCCCGCCTTTGGATCAGGGATTCTTCCAGCGCGCGGCGGTAGACCTCTTTTTGGGCAGGGAATTCCGCGCGGGCCGATTCCTTAGCCCAACCAAGGTAAGCCTCGTGGAATCGCGCGTGGTGACGAGCGCGGCGCTTGTTTTCAAGATCAATCTTGTCCATCGCGATTTGCTTCGCTTCGAGGGAACCCTTCTCAACTAAGTGTTCTTCTTCCCATCGTCTTTGGTTAAGCCAGGTCGTGACCATGGGGACGAACTTCTCGGCATGGGTTGACCGGACGTAGTCCCCGAATCGCTTGGCCCCCATGATGATCTCGGTGCTGTCTTCTCCGGCATCGAGGAGGGTATCGAAGATCTTCCGTGCCTCTCCAAGTCTCATCGCTCTTCCATCCAGGCGTCTCGGATAGACCAGCTTGAAGTCTTCCCATAGCCGGGCATATTTCGGATTTCCTCTCAGATTCAGGGCCTTTCGAGGGATTGGGGCTTGACGTTTTTTTTCTTCGTCGGTACAATGGGGGGAGGGGGGGCTTGAGGGGGAGTGAGGGAGGGGAGTGGGATTGTTAAGGGCGAGGGGGGGAGAGAGGGGGACGAGGGGGGGAGTACCCCTAAGATTCCCAATTTCTGCATTTTGAACCTGAATTTCCGTTTTGTTTACGGCACGTTTACGCACATCGATTTCGTCGATTTCAGAATTTAGGTTCAAAAAAAGCGTTTTGTTTACGGCACGTTTACGCATTTGCTCAAGTGCCCGATTTTGTTTTTCTTCGGTCTTCCGCTTCCGATATTCACGCATGTACGCCGCCCGGTAGTCGGGGTGGTTGCGGTCGAGTCCGGTGAAGATTTCGGACTTCGCGTATGTCCTGCCCGGCGACTTCGTCTGATCCCACCGGACGATCTTCCAGGTGTTCTCTTCCTTGCGCTTGATGATCCGGGCTCCACCGCTCTCCTTCCAGTCGCTCGATGGGGACTCGAGCCGGTCGAGGGCCTTGATGACGGTTTCGAGCCTTACGCCCAGGCCTTTGGCCATTGTCTCGGGGCTCGCTTTCACGATCCCGTCTTTGCTCTTGAACATGAGCCAGAGCAGCAGCATCCGTGTGGCCGTGTTCTCCTTGCCAAGATCGCCGGAGAAGATGGCGCGGGTGACGATCAATTTGTCGTATGGCATTCGGTCCTTCTGTCTGAGGAAATGTGTGCGAGGAAGTGTACGGCAATTTGGCCGGGGGTGGCAGATTGGCCAGCGAGAATCTTGCATAAACACCGCTTTTTCGCCTATGATCAGCTATGCCGATCCTTCTTGATCCAAAGCAGTCCTGGGAGCTCTCGCGAAAGCATGCTTTCTTTGTCAGGCTCAAGAAGGCCGGACACGCCGCGGTGATCCCCGGAAAGTACGGGTTGGGACAGGGCGGCTTCGATCCCGGGGCCGAAGATCCTTACAGCGATGGCGGACTTTGCGACTGCAGCGGGTTCTATGCCTGGGCCATTGGCCTATCCCGAAGGCCGAAGCCGTCTCGCCCGTTCTGGATCGAATCGACGGCGGTTTATCAGGATGCGACGGGGCCGCAAAAGGCGTTCATCGAGCTCGCGGTTCCGATCCCTGGCTGCGGGGTCGTCTACCCCGACCGCAAGGTGCTTGGCGTTCACCGCGAGGGGCACATGGCCATCGTGGCCTCCGCGCTGCCTGACGAATCGAACTTCAAAACCATCGATTGCAGGCCGTCGAACGTAAAAAGGACCGGACGAGCAATCGCAGCCGGTTCCGGTAATTGGATGCTGGCAAGAGGCGCGATTTTCGTTACGCTCAAGCAAGACCTGACCCAACCATGATTTTTACGCTCATTGCCCAAGTCACCAAAGAGCCAGCAGCCGGGCTCCCTGGCGAAACCCTCGGCATCACCGGCGCGTTCACGGCGTTGCTCCTGTTCCTGATCTGGTTCACGCGCCAGCTCCACTCCGATGGAAAGGCCGACCGGGCCGCTGCCGCGAGCGAACGGATCGCGACAGCTCAGGCCTACAAGGAAACCGCCACCCTGGTCGCCGCCGTGGTGGACAGGAACACCGAGGCTCATATCCGGGCCAATGTCATACTGGGCAGAGTAGAGGACCGCCTCGAACGCGAAGAGCGAGAATCTCGCTCAAGGAAAACGACATGATGACAATCAATCAAATTGCCGCTATGGCAGCGGCTGTCGCCTGTGGAATGAGGTTTGGAGAGTTTGAACCCGCTCACCGAGACGTGCTGGTCGCCAGGACGAAGGACACCATCGACAACGGGAAGCCCCCGGAATACACCTGCGAAGATATCCTTGGCACCGAGGACGCATCGCGCACCTTCGACAAGATCACGCAGATGCTTGGCCGGTTCGTGCAAGAGTCCAAGCTGGTCGACGTGGTTGCCGAAAAGGCTCTCGCGATGGGCATTGAAAACGCGATTGCCGCAATGAGCATGGCGCAGCGCCTCTTTGGGGGCGAACGCGCCGAAGTCATCGACGCGGACCTCATGGCTCTTGTCGAAGCATGTCTCCCGGTTGCGCTGCCTGGAGAATCGATCTTTGATACCGCCGTCCGCGTTCTCAATGAGTACGCCTTCATGAAGGGTCTTTCGGGTGCGCTGGTCCGATCCCGTCACGGACGAAACCCCGTCCCTGTGCAGTTCGGGCCGATGTTCGAGCGGTACAGCCTGCCTCGCACTTACGAGGAATTCGTCGAGCGACTGAAAGAACTTCGCCTTGACGATCTTCGCGCGATTGGCAACGATCTTCCGATCAGCAACCTGCACGAGATCGACAAAGCCGACCTCGCGGCGGCAATCGAGCGACTTTTCTTTCCTCAGATTGACACCGACGAAATGATCACCGTCGAAATCGAGCCATCTGAGCCTGAAATCGTGGGCAAGCCTAAAAAGGCCAGGTGAGGAATCCTGTCGAGCGCAAACGCAAGCCGCGTGTCCCGCGGCAATCGGGGCCTTCCACTTTCGAGCAGGAAGGCTCCCCCGATCCGGTGGCCCTCGACGCCGAACACGCATTGCCAGCCGTTGCCGCATTCATTTCCGGCGCGTCGATCGAGCAGATTCAGCAGCAGTTCAAGGTTTCTTTCGAGAACGCTTACGCTTGGCAGCGATGGGCCGATGAGTTCCAAGCCATGGGGATGGCCCGCCTTGAAGAAAAGGCTGGTGTGTCCAAGATGGCGGCAATGGAGCGAATTGGTCAAGGTATGGCCGAGTACCTTGAGGCGAAGCTTCGGGCGCTAAATGTTCAGATTCAGCAATTCGCAGACCCAACCTTCCTCGCCGGGCTCCCTCCCGCCGAGCAGCTTGCCATCCACCTCCGACTCCTCGACTCGACCATTCGACTTTACGAAGCCGCAGACCGAGCAGCCGAGCGAGCGAACGATATTGTGGCCCGACGAGTTCGCGACGGACTCCCTGGAATCCCTCAAGCGGTTCTTGTTCACGGCGACGTGGACGTGGAACGAAGCCTCGAAGAAGACGCAGCAGATGCCTAGGCTCCCGCACATCGAAGCCTTTGCCGAAGAATGGTTCTACACCCGCCAGCACGGAATTCCCCTCGTCGTTGAGAAGTCCCGCCGCCTCGTCATTTCATGGACGGCCCGCGCCTGCCGCCTTTGGTCGATGGGGCTCACCCAAGAAGACAACATTGTCGCGGGGCTGACCTACGTCAAGAGCGCGAAACACGTTTGGCGCTGCTGGCACATCTACGACGAAATGAGGAAGCGGTTCCCTTCGTGGAACCTTCCGCCCGCCCAGCCTTACGGCTCACTCCCGGCAAGGCAGCTCGACCGCATCGTCTTTGCTAACGGATCCAAGATCGAGCAGTGCAACGAAGAGACGAAATCGATCCAAGGCGACGGCTACACCGGCGTCGATGTCGAAGAGCTCTCGATGATGAAACTTCCTGAGTCAGTGTTCAGCCAAGGAATGCTCGTCACCGAAGGCCCTCCCGGCGAAATCGGAGGCCACTTCGTCTCGATCACGAACGCCTCGACGAACCTTGATTGGCAGGCGATCAAGTACGAGGACAAGCGCGACGGCAGCTACCGCGAGAAGAAGTATGTTGGGGGAATTGTCCGGCGCAGGTTGGGCCGAAATCGGGATGGTCGGTATCTCAAGATTCACTACTCGGCCGATCCCGGTAAGACCCCTCAGTGGGCCGCAAAAGCGAGGCAGCGAATGGACGTAAGAACGTGGCGAGTGCAGATGGAAATGGACGAACAGGTATTTGGCGGAGAGCCCGTCTTTCCTGACTTCCTGCCGGCCGTTCACATCATCGAGGAGGCGTCAGAGCGCACCCTGGCCGAGCCGCCGATTTTCCCAGGCAGCGCGTTCTTTGCCGGTTGGGACATGGGCATGACCCTCAACCCTGCTTTTGTGCTGGGGCAAGTTACCGAGGACGCGCAGATTCTCGGCATGATGGAGTTCCTGCCCGAACACCCGATGCCCATGGCAGCGTTCGCCCCGCTGGTGAGGATGGAGCTGGAGCGGCGCTACCAAAACCGAATCAAGATTTGGCACTTCGGAGACGAAACGGGCAGGACGAAATCGGGCACCGATGGAAGATCGGCGTTCCAAATCGCCGCCGAGCACGGGTTTCGGATTACGGCTGTCTCGAACAACTGGGACAACCGAAAGAACGCGGTCGCATGGAGCTTGCTCGATTGGATCACGGATACGATCCCCAGGACGATGATCTGCGAAACGACCATGCCGACCCTTGCTCGCGGCTTTCGGGGTCGCTACAAGCTGCGCGTGTCCCCTTCGGGCGACCTCTCAGGAGCGGGCGCAATCTATGGATCGCCCCTCAAGGACCAGTATTCCCACGTCCAAGACGCCTGGCAGTATCTCGTCATCAAGGCCCGGGAGTTCATCGACGTGACGCACGTCCGGGCGAGGGAAGATCCAGCCAGGGTCGCAATTTCCCACGAGGAGAGGTTGCGAAAATGGATGAAACGCGCGGCATAATGGGGGCGGCATGAAAACCGACTACCGCAAACCTATCGACGACGAACTCCCGTCCCACCTGTGCCTCGCAGGGAATTACTTCCCGATAACGTGGGACAAGACAGACAACCGCTACGGGGTTGTTCAGTTTGAGGGCGGAGAAGTCCCACTGTCGAAAGAGTCCATGCAAATCATGTTCGGTGACTGCTTTCGTGTCGAATTCTATATCGAGCCGTGGTCCTGCACGGGGCGCGTGATTGACGTGGCTCGTGGACGCATGACCTTCGAGGTCAATATCGGCGAGGGGCAAATGCCTTCATTAAACATGGAAGTCACCTGCACGGAGAATCAGAAATGAGCAGAATTCTCGACCCGACTAAGCCAGAAGGGGGAGCGCCGGTCGCTTCGCCTATGCAGGCCGCCGTCCATATCGTTGCCGACTGCCTCCCTGGCGGAGAAGTTACTTCGTGCGGCGTTGCCGGGCACGTGCTCTGCCACACCAAGGGCGGAATCGCGCTGCCGAAGCCCGAAGTAACCCCGTGGAACGAAGCGCAGATTTGGTCCTTCACCCTCGAAATGATGCGCAACCGGCTCACTTCGCTTGGCGCTACCCCCGCTGAAATGGCGCTGCACGTCGCCTACTCGGCCCTTGTCCTAGAGAAGATCCCCGAATGAAAAAGCAACCAGTCCGCGGAGAAGTTCTTGATGCAGCCAAAGAGCTGGTCTGCAAGTCCAGGCAGGATCAGCACGGCAACCCCGAAAATACGTTTGCCGACATCGCCGGACTGTGGTCGAGCTACCTGGGCCAGCCAATAAAGCCCGATCAAGTGGCATGGATGATGGTTTTGTTTAAGGCCGCGCGCGCCAAGCATAACCCCGAGAACATGGACAACCCCATCGATGCAGCAGGATATTCCGCCCTTGCGGGCGAGCTTTCAGGAGAGTAACGTAACTTGCACGATCAGTATTCGATTTACCTTGGTTCTCGCCCGGCCCCGGTCGACCTTGATGCCGCCGCTGCGGTGTTCAAGTCTCCTCCGGGCCGGGCTGCAATTTTGATGGACCTCAAGAAAGAGGCCATCGGAAGCATCTTGCTCCCCGACGAAGTCTCTGGTCGACTTCGCCCTGACGTGGGTACGGTCCTTACGTCAGGGCACCCAAGCATGAAGCCCGGCGACCGCGTCATCGTTTCCCCTTATGCTGGCAAATGGATGGAGGGAGTCGAACTCGGAGAGTTCAAAGCCTCCTCGCAAGTACGCTTTTATGGTTCAATCGCTATACCTGGCACTCCTGCCGCCCTCCGCGAAATCTTCGACGACATCATGGCGACTCTTTCGGAAAAACAAATCGTTTGCCTTGGAGGCAATATCCTCATCCGCCGCCCGTCTCTGCGCGAGAAGGAAGGCAGCATTTACATGCCGGACGCCTCGAAGAAACGGGCGCCGATCGCGACAGTGGTATCAGCAGGCCCGGACTGCACATTCGCCGAGCCAGGGATGCAAGTCCTGCTCCTCAACTCGGCCGTCAACACCGCCGACGCCCTTTCGCTGAGGTATTTCAGCGACGAAATCGAGATCGAGGGTTCGATTGAGGACTACGCTTTCATCACCGAGAACGCGATCATGCAGATTTTGACCGCGGACGAGGCGGCGTAGAAAGACCATGAATCCTCTTGGCGCTGGCCTGCCTGATGTGAGCATGTTCGCACTGCCTGACCAGGCGGGCGCACCGGAGCCCTACGCGGCCCCCGATCCGCAGGACTTGGAGCCCTCCGACACCGAGGCCAACGTCGATCTGACCGCCGAGCAGAAGAAGAAGATCGAACGTCTCATTTCTGAGCACATTCAGGTAGGCGAACAGGCGCGAATGCCGCTCAAGGCCAGGTGGGATCAGAACGAGGCGCTTTACCGCAATGAAGTCCCGGAAATGCCCGCGATGCACCCCAAGGTCACGAAGCCGACCGCTGACCACCATGTTCCGCTGATGGGGCCGCGCATCGACAATCTGATCGGCGTCACGGTCGACACGGTGACATCTTCGCTGCCGTACTGCGTGGCCCGGGCGATGGGCCGGGCTCAGCCGCGCATGGATGACCAAGAGGAAGACCTGCAAACCCTCCTTGACCTAGCCGACTTCGAGTTTGCCATCGAAGACCTTGCTAGGGATGCGGCGACCTGCGGTAGATCAATTGCGTGGGTGAGGTTCGAAGCGACGACACCAGAGTACGACCGAAATATCCACGTAGGCCAGCTTGCCGAGGGGGACCTGTCTTACTGCGGCATCGTCATTGAGCCAATCCACCCAGCCGACTTCGTTCTGTATCCCGCCAACGTCAAGCACATTCGCCAGGCCAAGCTTGCCGCGCATCGGTCCAGCCATCGCCTCCAAGAAATCGAGGAGCTGCAGCAACTTGGTCGATACTACAGCGAGGATGACGACAGCAAGGTTTCAGGCGGCGAAGATCCACACCTTGAAGATGCAGCGGGCCGCAACCCGATGCACGACCTCGTCAACACGAGCGACATGGGGACCGATCCCAAGGACGAGCAGCTTACGTGCTGGTACGGATACGTCCGGCTCGACCTCGACGGCGACGGGTACGAAACGCTCTATCACTTCGTGTTTGCCGAGAAGGACGAACGACTGCTTTTCCTGCGCCCGCACCTGCTGAACAACTGCCCGTACATCGACTTCCGGTTCCACCGACAGCCAGGAATTTGGTGGCCCAGCAACTCGGTAGCGTACAACCTCAACGCGCTGCAGCTTGTCTACAACGAACTCCATAACCTGCTGATCGATGGTTCATGGATCACGGCGCTGCCGCCCGCATTCGTTGAAGGAACGGCGATGTTCCAGGACGACAATGAGTCGATCCGGTACTCGCTTGGCGAAATGTTTCCGGTCCACCAGGGGCAGACGGTCACGACCACGACCCCGCGCTTCCAGCCGATCTACATTCCCTCGATGATCCAGCAGGTCGAGCGGGTAGCCGACCAAGTGGCCGGCATCAGCCAGAACGGCTCCGGCTCACAGATGCGCAACGCAACCGCGACCGAGGTCGAGGCCGTGCAGCAAGGGCAGGACCGCGCCGTCTCGCGGCACATCAACAACTTCTCCGAGGGAGTGATCCATCTTGTCGCTTATGCGGCGGTTCTCTTCCGGACCAACTTCCCGATTCTCAAGGAGCGATACCAAGACCGGCTCAAGTGTGAGCAGCCGCCCGACGAGGCCATCTTCTCGCTCAATGGATCGAGGATGAACTCGACTCCGCAGTACCAGCTTTCCATTGCCCAGCTTCTCGCGCAGTTTGCCCAAGACCCCGAGTACGGGCTCGTTAAGTGGGAGATTGGGCGGATGATCCTGAACGCTTCGCGCATCCCGAACCGCGAAATCATCCAGATGAGCAAGGAGCAAACGCAGATGCAAGTCCAGATGATGCAGCTTATGGCCATGATGCAGGCCGGGGCTGAGAACGGTGCCGACCAAGCGGAGCAGCAGCAAAAGAATGAGATCGACAAGGTTGGACAAATTGCAGCAGCCTAGCAGGATCAATGAGGTTCGCAGGCACCTAGGCGGACCCGTCCACGTCGACGACGTAAACGAAATGCTTTCCGGGGACGGCTGGAAGGTCAACCGCGCGGTGATCGAGGTTGAAATAGAGCGGTGCCATATCGAACTCGAAACCGCCCAAGGCCCGCACGTCCACATCTACCAAGGCCGGATCGCCGCCCTGCGCGATTTGCTGAGCCCCGCTTTTGCCGAGTTGCTACGCGAGATAGGAGACTAACCCATGCCACGAGACGAAGAACTGTTCGACGATGACGACGACCTAGACGGCGACGAAGAAACCACGGACGAGCCCGAAGCGCCTGCCGCTCCTCCCGCTGTCCAGGACTTCACGGACGACGAAATCACTGCCGCCGCCCAGGCTCATTTGCGGGAAAAGGGCTACGAAGTGCGCCCCAAAAAGGCCAAGGCCGACGACACTGCCGACGATGACGAGGACTGGGTTCCTCCCAAGGAACTTGCGCGCCGCGTGACCGAACAGGTGCAGCAGCAAATGGCTGGCCTTGAAAGCAAGCGCCGGAACTTCATTCGGTCCATTGAGCGGGACTTTCCTGAGCTTGACCGCCAGGCCCTCGATGAGCTGCGCGACTCGATTGCTGGCGCAACGCAGATCGACGACTCGCCTGGCGCGATCAAGGGCGCAGGCGAAATCCTGCTTGGCCGGATGGTGAAGCGCGGAGGCGGCGTCAAGCGCAAGCCGGTTGGCGGTGCCGCGCCGGGAGCCGGACGTGCAGGCGTTGCGACCCGCACGGCGGATGATGATATCGGGGTCGACCGCTCGAAATTGAGCCGCCAGGAATCGCGCGAGCTCGACGCATTTCTCAGTTCGGCGTTTGCCCGCGACCTTGACGCAAAGACACTCAAGCGCGTTGTGAATCGCTCATTCTCAGGAGACTAAACCACCATGATGATTGGCGTTACCACCTTCGAAGACCGCCCGCAGTTCGACGCGAAGAAGATCCCGCGTCTCAAGAAAGTGCTCCAAGGGATGCACCCCGTCATGGTGCCAAAGGTCAGCAGCAATCCCGATGATTCCGACCTCGTGAGCAAGTACCTTCATGCCGGTTACACCCTAATTGATACTGAGCCGGGCGAACTGCCGTATCCCAACTATGTCTTGCTCGCGATTAGCCAAAAGGTGTTCGACGAGCGAGACAAGCGGGGGGAAGAGACGCTGCAGAAGCGACTCGGCGAACCGGCACGAATCGGCGGGATGATGGGCGAGAGGCACACAGCCAAAAGGCAGCGAGCCATCAGCCTTGGCGAAATGGGAGAAGCATTGCCCGACGCCGCCGACCTCGTGGAAGAGGACGACGAAGAGGAATAACCAAATGTCACAGACAGTAGTTAAGCACGGCAGGGCTCGCGGGCTAAAGGTAGTCCGCCCGTACACGGTTACGGCATTGCAGACGTTCAAGTTTGGTGACCTAGTGACCTTGGCAGCGGCGGGAACTGTCTCGGACATGCTGGCAGCAGGCGGCGAAAGCGATGCCAACACAAAGATCCTGGGAATGGCGCTTGCCAACGCAGAGGACTTTGCCAGTGGCGGGCCGATGTATCAGCGGCTTTGCCCGATCCAGATCTTTACGGAAGACACCGAATACCTGCTGTGCCTTGGCACGGATGCTGATCCGGCTCTTGCGGTTGCATGGAACGCGGACTATGTAACGACCTGGGCCAGCTACGGAATGGACGTGACTCCGACCCTGCTCACAATCCGCCGTGCTACCGCGTCCCCTTACCCTTACACGCTCACCGTTGACTCCACGAACGGCATGGCGATCATTTCGAACGTTCTCTACAACGCGGTGCAGAACCAAGGCACCAATCAGGGACGACCCGTTGTCTCTGATAACTTCCCGGACGTTTGGGTTCGGTTCCCGGCAGCTCGGAGGCTTGGCGCGTAAGAGCAGCCCCCTAGGCTACTTCGGAGCAAAACACTCATGGCACATACAATCGCATCATTCGAAAAGCTGGCCCGCGAGGGGCTTTACGAGGTTATCGACCTCCACTCCAAGCGCCTCACGAGCCAGTGGAAGCGGCTGGTCACGGTTATCACCACCCGGCAGGACTTCGAGGAATTCCACGGAATTTCCGACTTCGGGCTGGCTCAGGTCACAAACGAGCTTGAGCAGGTGAACTACGACTCGCTGCGCCAGGGATTCAATTCCAAGTGGTATCCCTTGATGCGCACGATCGGCTTCCAAGTGTCGAAACAAGCCAAGGTCACCGACCAGTACAACAAGGTCCGTGAACCAGGCCGAAAGCTGGCGCTGGCGCTCAACCAGACCAAGGAATTTCACGTCGCTGGGCTGTTCAATTTTGGCTTCTCGACGAGCTACCTTGGCCCTGACGCCAAGTCGCTCTTCGCGACCGATCACCCGCTGGAATCGGGCACGAACTCGAACCGGCTCACGACCGACCTCGCCCTCGACATCGCCGCAATGGAGTTGATGGTGACGGAGCTCGCGCTGCAGAAGAGTCACCGTGGCAACCCGATGCCGGTCACTGAGAACGTGAAGCTCACCGTGCCGCGCACCCTTTGGATGCTCGCCGCGAGATTGACGGGGTCCGCAAAGCTGCCGCAGTCGAACGACAACGACCCGAACCCGGCCGGTCAGCGCATGGACATGAGCGTCAACGACTTTCTGTCCTCGACCACTGCCTACTTCGCTCACACTTCGGAAGCGAGCATGTTCCTCCTGACCCGTATCCCGATGTTCACCGAAGTCGAGTACGAGCAGGATATCCAGGGCTACAAGACCGTCGCTGGCGAGGAGTACGCCGCTGGTTGGAAGGACTGGCGGGGCACTATCGCGTCACGGGGCGCATAAGTAGCCCGTCTCCTCGAATGCAACAGGGCCGGTAGGATGCACCGGCCCACAAAAAGAAAACCATGGCTAAACCCGGATCGACTCAGATTGGCAACCAGCTCATTACCACGATCCCGACCTTCTTGAAGTTCGGGCAGGCGCACCCTATTCAAGAGGCCGCACGGTTTGAGATTGAGGCGATTGTTCCGCCTATCGATGACTTCGCGACGGAGATCCTGGCAAATGCCGACGTGCCCGATAATTGCCGCGTTCACATTTCTGACGTGACCGTCAAGCGGTGTTCGGCGTTTACGGGCATGACTGGCCCTGCATGGGCAGAAACGGGCACTACGACGCTCGACATTCAATCCAACGATGGGTTCATGACCTTCCTCACGCTGCCCGAAGCTGGATTGACAGGCTCGACGATCATCGACCTCTCTAGCGCGGTGATGGGCGAGGGCATGTCCTACGACGGCGGCGGGCCGATTGGCAGTGTCGTGCAGGTTGTAGATACGACCACGTTCTATTTCTCGCGCACCGATGGAATAGCCGCTGGCGACCTTTGCTACCTCTACGGCTCAGGCGTGACCTCGACACGTACAATTAACAGCATCGGAACGGACGGCCTGATTACGCTCTCGGGTACTCATGGCATGACCGTTGGGTCCTATCCGGATGGCGGCACCTACTACGCCTTCATCTTCAAGAGGCCGACCGTTTCTGCGACTGCAAACTCTGCGTCACAGACCCTTTCGTCCATTGCCGGCATCGAGAAGGGCGACGTTCTTTTCAATCTTACGGAGGCTGCTGCGGAGCAGGCGGGAACGCTTGCCGATACGTACACGCAGGTTACGGCAGTCAATCCATCGACGCGCGTCGTTACCTGTTCGGCCGCGGTGAACTGGACTGCAGCCGATTCAATTTGGGTCATCAAGCCGTATAGCCACGGCGGAATGCCAGGCAAGGGGCTTCGGGCCAAGGTGGCCAACAACACCTCGTTCCAGTCGGGCTCTCCGCTCATCATCAACGTGCGCGGCCTGTTCGTCCCGAACGAGTGGCACGCCAAGGCAATGTCGAATTTCGTGTCTGCCGTCAACGCTGGTAGTGGCATTTGGGCCGCTCCGGCCTAGTATCCTGAGTCAGTGGAGGAATCCTATGAAGGGTATGAAGAAGGGCTCTAAGAAGGGCAAGGGCGGACGCAAGTGTTAAAGCGATTGCTGATCTGCCTCGTTTCTATCGTCGCGCTTTGCCCTATTGTGTGGGGGCAGGAAGCACCTGCGATCGGGTTCAGCGTGGCTCTCGACACTCACGGGCGTCTTAAGCCCGTCCAGACTACAAAGTTCGGGTCCATGGACAACTTTCTCGGCAAGGGCATCAGCATTGACCTCGTCACCGTTGTTGCAATCGAGAGGAATGTCCCGCTTGGATTCGGCGCGATGTACAGTAGGCGAATTGCCGACAACGCATATTGGACGATTGGCCTGTTTGGGGCCGCTACCGCTGGCTCGATCCAGGGCGGCGTCCTGACCGGATTCACCATCGGCCTTAACTGACCACGCCCCCCGGCCCGCTTGCCGGGGGGGCCAGAAACACTAGATGGCAGACACCCTACAGCAGATCATCCAAGACGTGCAGCGGACCTATCCGAAGTGCGATCAAAACCGTGCCATCAGGCTCGCGGGATGGGTGCATGACCGACTCTGCCTCGAAATGCCATTGTTTGTCGAAGTCCAGGCCACTGCGCTTGTGGCGAGCCAGGCCGCTTACGCCCCGCCGACCAACTGGATCAAGATCCGCTTCGCAGGAATCTCAAGCAGCAGCAACACCAGCATCGAAACCTACCTCGTGGAGACGAGCCGGGCGCAGCTCGAACGCGAGAACCCGTCTTACATTCACGGCGCCGAAGGCACCCCCAGCCAGTTCTATATGTGGCAGGACAGCACGGGCGTCATGAAGGTTCACTTGGCTCCGGTGCCTAGCACGACCCTGTCCGGCAGCTACCTCGTCATCAGCGCGCAAACCCGCCCCGCCCTCGCTTCACTGTCCGACACGATTTCGCCCGCGTTGCTTAACTCAAGCATCTACTCCATCGGCATCTGTATGCTCTATGCCAAAGAGGCCGATAAGGATAACTACCAAGGCTATGCGATGGACTTCCAGAACGAACTTTCGTTGGTCAAGGCGTACATGGCCCATCGAGGACCATTCCAGTCCAACGCTTACCCGTCAGGCATGTACCATAGGCGGCAGACGATTTAGCCATGAGAACCCCCCGGCTGAAAGGGGGCGGAAGCAATGAATCAGCCGCTCCAGGAATCGAGGAGGTTGCCGATGCCCTTCCACCACCCGCAGATCCTTTGCCGGTCCCAGCCTTCCATGCGACAGACGAAGGCGAGGACGCTCTTCCTGCGCCTCCGCCGTTTCGCTCTAATGAGGAGCCCGACGAACAGATCCCCGATCCTGCCCGGCTCAAAGGATCATTCGAGGACATAGCGACCGGCCAGGTCGACTTCGAGAGGGTCGACGTTGCCAAGCTAAACGAGAGGGGCCTGCTTCGCTCGATCTACAACCCCGCAACCATGCCGTGCCGGGGAATGAAGTCGTTCCCGCACCCTGCCTCGCTGCAGGACGGCGAATTCAACCTCCTCCAAAATCTGCGCATCGAGGACTTCGGCCTCGTGACCAGGGGCGGAGCGAAGGCACAGACCTCGGGCGAGGGTTCGACTGACGTTATCAAGGGCGCAGCGATCCTTTCGGTGAACGGCGTCCAGTTCGCGATCGTGGCGCGGCAAACTGCCGGGGCGGGCCTCGTCGATGTTTACATCATGGTGATTTCAGGATCGGGCTCCATCGGGCCGACGACCTGGGTGCAGATCACCAGCGCGTCCGGCAAGTACGGAAACACTCGCCTTTCAGCATCGACCGAGTTCGTCAACTTCGCCGTCGTGAAGGAATCAGACGCTTACACCACCGGCACCACGATCCCTTCCAACCGCGAATACATCGTCATCAACAACGGCATCGACTACCCGCGCATCTATGATCCATCGGGCGGCGGCGGGGTCGACAATATGGCGATTCACTCAGAAATTGAGGCTCCCGACTTCGCACCAACTCGGTCGAATTTTACTTGGGCTCAGTTCGTGACAATCGCGACCCTTGTAGGTTCGTCATCAGGTACGGCGACTTTCACGAACCCAACTGCCGGGCAAGGCGCGATCAGTATCTTTCCTACCTCGGCAACACCGGGAAATTTGGTCCGTTGGCCATTTGCCTCGCTGGTGATGGCCAACAGCGAAATTCTAGCTGCCGAACAGTTTCACATCGTCTACAAGTGCGACGGCGAACCTTTCCCGTGGACGAAGGTGAAGGTCAGGCTGCAGCGCGACACCGTTGGCACCTATAACTACGTCCTGCACACTCCTGCGATCATCGCGGATGAGGAATGGATGGACCCGGTCGTGGTTGCGCTGGGTGGAGACTATTACCTGGCGGCATTTTCGACCGCGCAGATCTATTCAGACACTCCGGCCTATCTCGGCTACCTCAAGAACCTCGGGGACAACATTACGGGAATCGCCATCGAGTGGTACGGCGAAGGTGGCACCGCATCCCCAGCAGTCCAGACGAGCATCACAATGATTGGCATTGGAATCTCAGGGGCCATTCAGGCAGGGGCGAGTTTTGGTCTAACTCATTACAACGAAGGCTCCAAGGCGGAGTCGAGGGGCCGTATTGCCCGGAACGCTGGAGGGGCCAGGCTTGCCGTCGTTGGCGGGGCGTCGAAGTTCGAGCACTTACGTTTGCCTGAGAACCCCGGCCTGTATTACAGCTACGAGCTTCGCCGGGCGAGGCCCGAAGTTTCCAATACAGTGAACCGAGGGCTTTCGCACGCCCTTTGGTACATGAAGCGGTACGGCAGCCAAGAATTCAACCTGCTCGCCCCATCAATTACCGGCCTGTGGAACTCCGCTACAAGTTCATGGAAGGAGGCAGGCCTCAAGGGCCAAATTGCCATTACCTACGTCCAACTTGACGAAGCGCAGCTTCGGACTATGCCAGACGCCTATCACTTGCCGATCCTTCCGGCCGGATCGATGATCTCGGCAGGCAACCGCCTGTTCCTGGGCGACGTTGGCGAGACAGTCAACGCAACCAATCGCGGAGACGTTTGGTTCAGCGAAGAAAAGCAGCCGTTTAGGTTCCGGCGATTCGTACGATTCCTCGACGCGAACGTGCCTGACCTGACCTCGCCGTCGAGGATCGCCTTCTCTGGTGAAACCGTGCAGGGATTTGCCAGGGTGTCCGGTGGCGTTCTTGGCGCGGACGGAGTCCTCATCTTCACGGATCGCTCAGTGTGGGCCGTCGACGGTATCGATTCCTTCCAGCTCTCTCGGCCTCGGCGCGTCGTGCCGCACGGGACCAAGTCGCCTCGCTCGATCGCGGAGCATCGGGACGCCGTCTATTGGCTCGACACCGAGCAGCAAATCCGGTCCCTCTCGACAGGGTTCTATGGCGTGTCGGTCGGCAGGGTCGAGGACAAGCTGCGCGACATCGTCCCGGCCAGGATCAAGTACGTCGCTGGAGCTATCTACCGCGACCGCTATTACCTGGGCTACTCTCGAAATTCGTTCACGGATACGTCGAACCTCGCGATGCTGATCTACGACATCAAGCGCGATGCGTGGATGATGGACGTGCTGGCTGACGGATTGTCCGCCGACGTGCTGATCGGGGGCCTGGCAGGCGACAAGACCAGGCTGATTGGCTTCATGAAAAACGGCCGGCTGTGGGAAGGCGAACTGACCAACTTCCACCGCGACTATGGCACCACCGCATCGTCAGGAACGCTCATGGAGCTGGCCATCAAGACGCGGGAGTACACCGACCAATTTTGGCGCTACGTCACCATTGGCCAAGTGGGCATCGTCTGCGACGAAGTGAGCTCGACGGACTTGCGCACGAGACGATTCGTCCGCGGTGGCCTCGCGACGGCATATCCGCCCCAGTGGCCCGATCAAAGCTATATCGGCAACCTGCGCCTTTACAACGCGGACAGCCCGCTCCCGACAATGGTTTGGAACTGGGACCACAACATCAGCGGCACTTACTTTGATTCGAACCAGCCGCAAATCCCTGGCGCGACCGGCGTTGGAATTTACGTCCACATCGACGGCAGCATCTTGGGCAATACTGCCATTCATAGCCTGATGATGAAGTACGAGGAGACAGGTAAAGATGGCGGAACCACCCCAGCCTAATCTCGCCCCGCAGCGAGTTCTCAACCGGCGCGAATACCCCAAGCCGGACAAGCAGGCGCCTCCTGCCCGCCTTGGCTATTGGGCCGTGACCATGGTCCAATTGCAGCCTGACGGCGACGGCGGAATTGTCCCGGCTGACTTCAACGATCCGCCTGTCGTGACCCCTCCAACCGACGACTGGGACGACGGGATCTTTGACAACTTCTCGCTGCGGCGATGGGAGTTCTTCCTTCCGACAAGGGCCGGTGAGTTCTGGTACACGATGATGCGCAACGCCGCCCAGGTGGGGCACGAGTGGGCCAACGCCTACCCTCTCAGGGCGTCGACCGTCTGGAAAAACAACGGGCCAGCGTACACCGCCAACGTCCTGCTTCAATGCAGCGCCGACACGTTCAACATCAGCATTAAGATCAACGGGAAATTCACGAATTACACCACGAACGGCACCAAGGAAATTCCGATCCAACAAGGTGACAACGTCTTGGTGTTCACGGTGAAAACGTTGTCATCGACCGAGAAAACCAGCACGATCCAACTTTTGGGCCAGCCGTACCACTTCGACGAGTCAGAATGGAGGCACGGTCAGCAGGGGCGAGTGGTCGCGAGCGTATTTAAGGAAGGTGCCCCTGGCGGGATCATTGTAGGCGGATAAGATGGCGAACTACGACAACACAAATTGGTGGCTGAACAACCCGACGACGGCCGGGCCGAAGGCGAATGATGCCAAGTACGGCAACGTCGGCGGCAACCAAGTTGAAGGCCTCGACCTGAATTTCTGGAAGCAATTCAACCCAGGCACCAAGAACAGCCTTGGCGATGAGCCGTTCAAGAAGATTTCCGAGCTTCTTGGCACGGGCATGTTTCCGCTCCTGCTCCAACAGATGCAGCAGGCGTACAAGAACGAGCCAGCCAGGCAAAGCGCGATTCAGCGAGCGATGGCTGCTGCCGAGCCGGGGAATCGGCAAGCTGCCCTCGACGCGATGCGGGCGAGGCTGATGGGGTCCGCCGTGCGCCAGGGCAAGCAGGCGGGATACACCGCGCGGGCGCAGGGACTAGGCGAAGGGTACGCGCAAGGGGCATCGCTCGATGCGCAGAACCGAGCGACTGATACCGCGAACGTGGCCCAGGCCCAGGCTTATTCTCCGGAAGCTGAAATGCAGCAAGCACAGATGCTTTTGCAGCTCATCCAAGGTTCACAGGGCATTCCTGGGCTGGAACAGTTCCTCGCGCTCTCAGTGCCAGGCACTCACCAACAGCAACAGCAGCCAGGTAGCCCGACGTTCTTGTCGCAGCTTCTCGGAGGTGCAGCTGCCATCGCACCTTTTTTTCTCTAGGCGGCGGGCGTTCTGGTGGAGGCGCTGCCGCGAACTACTTGCCTACTGGGCAAACCTACGGGTACGCCCCGAACTCTGGATCGAATCAATGGCTTGGTAACACCGCATGAACCCACTTCTCCTCGCCCAGCTAATCTCTCAGATGCAACAGCAGATGCAGCGCAATCCGCTGGCACAATCCGCTGGCCAGTTTCGGCAGCAGATGACCCCTGCGTTCTCGCAGACGATGCCAGGAAGTGCGCCGAGCCTCGATCAGCAGCCGCCTCTCCCGACGACGACCGACCTCGACTCGGCCATCGCGCAGCTCGTCGAGCGGCGGCGACAGATGCTCACGACCATGGCAGGGCAAGCACCGCCCGACCGTCCGCAGGCCATCGGTAAGACCGAGGGAATCGTCGCGGGCCTCCTGCAAATGCTTGGCGGCATGGCGCAGAAGGGTCCGGACGCGAACATGAACCGCGAGCTCATCAATAACGCCTTTGGCCAGTACCGGCAGCAGCGAGAGGGCCAAGCAAACGAGAAGTACCAAAAGCTCGTCCAGAGCTACCAGCAGAATGCGAACAAGCAGCAGCTTGAGGCGCAGCTTCTTGGTGAGGACGTTCAGCAGCTCGAAGGTCGACGCGCCGAGCGAGTCCGGGCCATCGACTCCCAGGCCAACGACTTGCGCGACGATGCGCGTGATCAGAAGAAGGCGCAGGAGGGATTTGCCCGGCAGAAGGAACTTATGGGGCTCGAATTCGAGAACCAGAAAGAGCGAGACAGGCTGGTCGAACAGGCTCGCAAGGACCGCGAAATCGCCATCCAGACGATCAAGAGAGAGGTCGAGGCCGACAAGGAGAAGGGGCGCAACGAAAGGGCATCGAACAAGATCGAGGCCGACAAGTGGCTGCGCGAAAATCCTTCCATAGTCGACAGTGCCCGCGCGGAGCACTACCGCGTGATGGCTGAATGGCTCCCAAAAGAGAAGGCGTCGGTGATCAGGAAGAACGCCGCTCAAGCTGAAAAGGCGCTGCGCGACCCAGGCGTAAGCGGCCAGATCGGAGGCGGCGGTGGCGCGATGGCCAACCCCAAGGACTACCGAAGGAACCTCAAGGACGGACTCGACGCACAGGGCAGAATCCTCGCGACCCTCAAGGACGAGCTGAACATGAAGCAGGCTCAGCGCAACTCGATCATGCGCGAGAAGGACAACCTTGCTTTCGATGACGAGAAGGGCATCGCTTTGGCGAACTCCCGAATTGCCGACATCGACAATGCAATCGAGCAAGTCGACCGCGCGTACCAAAGAGCGCAGGACGACATGGTCATTATCTCGAACAAGCTGCGCATGGCCGCAGAGAACGGCTACGCGCCTCCAACGATCACGCTTGGCCCTGGCGGGCCTTCGACTCAGGGCGTGATCAAGAGTGCGCTTGAAAAGGGATTGAGGGAGGCAGCGAAGACTGAGGCTGCGCAAGCCGCCAAGGACAAGAAGGCCAAGTCAAAGACGATGCCCGGACCATACGCGCCAGGGAAGGCCCCGAAGGCCAAGGGTGATGTGAAGTACAGGATCGTCGGCTAATGCGAATCGAGATCGAGCTTCGCAATGGGCAGAAGCGGATCGTCGAGGTCGACACTGACAACCCGACACAGGAGCTTGTCAACCAGATTGCGACCGACATCGAGAGCAAGATGGGGCCTCTCGGCGGTGAGCGACAGGTTCAGCCGGTAGAACGTGGGACTCCCGCCGCCAGGCCATCCGATCCGCTCACTGCGCTGGCGATGCGCTACCGTAAGCAGCAGACCGCCCCGGCGCCCAATACACAGGCCGAGCTTCGAAAGCGACAGGCTGTCCCTGAGCAGTCGCCAGAGGCAGAAAAGTTCGTCGCAGGGATGCGTCTGCACAAGGATGCGAGCGCCAAAGTGCTTGGCGAGAACCACCCGCTCTCGATCGTGAGGCGCATTCGCGAGATCGAGGAGCGAATCAGCCCGTCGAGGTTCGGCAAGAAGGGCCAGGATTACCCGACCGAAGAAGAGCTGCAGCAGCAGGCTGCGCTTCGTGGGATAGATGCAAAGCAAGGGGCATCCGCGCGGGCCGCAGGCAAATTCGAAGTCCCGGCGAAAGGAGAGACGCAGTTCACGACGGCACTCAGGGCAGCCGGCAGGACGGGCGCATCGCCGGGCGATCCGAAGTCGATGCTCAGGGACTACGAGGAACTTCGGCAGCTAGAACAAACGCTTTCGGGAATGGTCAACAAGAAGACCTCCCACGAAACCGATGTAAACACCCTCGACTTCACGTCACCGGAGATGCTGGGCCAGCGAATGGGCGACCTGGCGAAAGGAAGGCTGACACTGCCGTTTACGGTCAAAAGGGCCAATGTTTCCCGGGAAACTTATCCTCAACCGGACGCCCGCCCTGCCGCGCAGCGCGTCGAGGACATGCTCGAAGAGTCGTATCTCACCGATTACGGCCGCAAACCGGTGCCGCAGACGATCAAGGCTGCGCTGGGCAGCTTCAAGCCGGAGCCAGGGTCGATTCGCGAGGCCGCGCTGCAGGGCGCGGCATTGCAGGCAATCCCTCGGCTGGGCCTGCGCATGGCCTTTGGCGAAGAGGCGGCGGACGCCATCGAGCAGACTGATTGGTTTAAGGGCGCGAATGAAGCGTGGGCCATCGGGAAATACTTCATCCCTGGCGTTGGCCAGGCCGCTCTCATCACTGAGCAAGGCGTTCCGTTCATCGCCCACACCATGAACGAGGGGCCGATCAAGGCGACCGAAACGATGGTGGTCGACTTTGTAAAGAGCCTCAACGTTCTCGAGCCCGGCCTCTCGTGGCAGGAGGCCCTTGGCAGACTGGCCAACATCGCCTTTATGGTTGGTGGGGCTAAGCACGGCATCGCCAAGGGCATGGGCATTGCCGAGAACTTTGGCGTCCGGTTCGACCGGCTGGATCCGCTTGCCCGCATTCATGCAGAGTGGTCGATGGCGAAGACCCCCGAGCAGAAGTGGGCCGCTGCCAAGAAACTTTCAGACCTCACCGCCGACTACGGCAAGAGCAAGGGCGGCGCAGTCTCCGAATCGCAGTTCGTCGCAGTGACGGACGCTGCCGCGTACCTCAAGGCTCAGGAGCAGGCCAAGAAGGTGGCAATGGAGCGCATCGACCGTTCGGGCCTCGCTGCATGGGCGGCGCAGGCGGACAAGTCGATGGGCGAGCACTGGACCGATTCACTGGGCCTCGATGAGAGCGTTGGCCCGATCCGGCTCCCGGCAACACCTGACGCCCCGGACGTGCAAAAGGCCAAGATGTCACCGGAAGCCTCACGCGACTTTGCCCTGATCGACCGAGGCTTGCAGGCTGCATTCCGCGAGAAGAGCGCCAATCTTATTGCGCGGGGATTCCCGGTCGAAATCGCCCGCCAGGCAGCAGCCGAATGGGTGGAAAGACTTGTCGACCTCACCCCGGATGAGCCCACAAAGGCCACACGCCCCGAAGGCCTGCCTCAAATCAATGAGCAGGGGGCGAGGGTCGATCCGTCGCAACCGTACATTCCGAGCTTTGAGAGACAGCCCAGGACGGCAGAGTTTCCCGTTCCGATTAAGTTCACTCGCGACGTTGCCGAGCAGATCCTCGAAGCGGCAGGTATCCCTAAGCGCGATGCGCCCAATGTCCTGATCCCGACCGACCGAGACGCGATGGCGCAGGACCTCGCAAGGGCAAGGGAAGTCCTCGGCCTGGACATTACCGACCTTGACATCGAGGCAATGGTAGAGCTGCACGTCCAGCTTGGCGTCGTTCGCCAATCGCTGGCCGATTCGCTGTCCGGCGAGGACTACCTCAGCCTCGTCCAAGAGCTCGAATTGGTCCGCACCCCCGAAGAGTTCGACACCCGCAAGCCCAGCGAGGTGACCCGACACCTTCTTGACCAGATGGAGAAGGGCCAGCGCGAGGCAACGATAGGTGAGCCCAAGCCTGCCAGGGCGGAAATCAAGCTGGTTGAGGATAAAGCCTTTGTTGAACAGGTTCGCGTTGCTATGCAGGAGCATCCTGAATGGGGGCCTCAGAAGATCGCCGATCATTTAGGTGTAGATCGCGACCGCGTTATGGTGGCCAAGCTAGACCTGGCAGCGCTACACGACGATGCCCTGATGAGAGAGTTTGAAGAAAAGGGACTCGCCGCATCGCCAGAGGCGATAGACATAGCAAAGCGAAGAGCCCATGACGAAGAGGCCTTGCTCCTGCAAGACTATTACGAAGGCAATATCAGCGACGGTGTTTTCGAAGCAAGGAAAGCTGAGGTTGAGGCTAAAATTGCCGCCTTTGACTTGCCATCCCGGGACTCATCAATCGCCGATTCCAGCCCGGGACGAGCCCCTGCCCCCCTGAACCGCGAAGGCCGGAGCGAACTGTTTAACCGCCAGAAACCAAAAGGCAGCGGCATGGTCGATCTTGGTCCTGATTCAAGGGTTGAAGGCCTCCCCCGCAATGTGAAGGAGCTTATGGATGAGGCCTCACAGCGTCCGGAGGCCCTGAATCCATGGTCAGATTCGTTCGACTACGAGCTGGCAGGGAACATCTTGGATGCGTCAGGTCGACCGCGCCAGGCTATCGGGCAGCTTTCCGATGCTATCCATGAGCTGGGCGGTCAATACGACCGAGAGGCTGAATCGAGCGGCCTGAATCAATTCCACGCATCAGGTGACGCCGAGGCCGTGGCAAGGCGATACCGCGTCAACATCATCAAGGCCTCGAAGCAGTGGGGCACCAAGACGACCGCGCATAAGACGAAGCGCGGCAAGATGGTCACAACCCCGGTGGCCATGGGCGGCAGTGTCGATTACGCCCTCGAACTCTTAGGCCGCAACCAACTTGGAACGAAGAGCACTACTGCCGATAGTTTCAACAGGGATGAGGCGCGCACTGAAATGGCGGCTGAACTCGCTTCCTTCGATCAGGATGGCGGCACCTACACGTCGAAGCAGGACTACACCGACGTAAAGACCGGCATCAAGGGCAAGGTTCGAAAGCAGACAGCCGAGGAAGTCATTCTTGAGACTGGGTCGGTGCCTGCCGACATCTGGAACGCCTGGGTCAACGCCAATTCGGCGCTGATCGCAGAGTATGCCTACGGGTTCGATCCCAATAACTACGAGCCTGGATCGATCAAGAAGAAGATTGCCGCAGAGGCGAAGGCCCGGAACGAAAAGGCCAAGGCCGACCGAGAGGCTGCTGCCAAGACCAAGGCGGAATACGAGGCCGAGCAGGAAAAGAAGGCGGAAAAGGCCGAGGGTGAAGGCAAGGGCGATATGGCGATGGAGCCGGGCCAATCGCCAGAAGCGCAGCCGCAAACCAGCCTTGGCATTCCCTACGACGCCGAGACGAGCACGGTCGACTTAACCTCTGAGATTGAAAAGTCTCAAGAGTCTCTTTCTGCCAAGCGGCCAAATAAAGCCACTGCCGGAAGGGAGATTGCCAGGCTCGAAGATCTAGGGCTCGATATGTCCGCTGCCCGTGAGGCGCTGGACGAATACGAGGGCATTGTCCGTTCTGATTACGGCGACGATCCCGAAGGCTACGCCTCAGGTCGCGAGGAAGCCTACAACAACATGATCGAGGCCATCGCCGAGGCCGATCCGGCTGCTGAATACGATCCCATGCTGCACGGTGATATCCCCGAAGAAGCGGCACCCACGCCGAGTCCTGAAAAGGAATCGACATTCTCCGACACGGTCAAAGATTCCGAGGTCGAGCGGTACGAGAGGTTCCGAGGCGTTACCGTCGAGGAGCTTGGCCTGAGCATTCAGGACGCGAATCGGGCAGCGGTCTTCGATGGAATGGACATCGACCGGGCCGTGGAGCGGGCGTTCCGCGAGCGGCAAGAAAAGGGCGAATCGATCCCGATCGACAAGTACATCAAGGCCACCGAGGTCACGATGAACGGGCAGACGCATTACAGCATCGGGACTGCCATGGAGAAGCTGGCCAGGACCAAGCGGATCGCGGCGAAGAAGGCCGCTGCCGCCGAATTCTCGAAGCATCCGGATTACATTTCGATTGCGGGCGAGAAGGGCCTGCTTCCGGCAAGGATGCGCGAATACTGGCAGTCGCTTTACGACGAGCACTCGAAGCACTGGCCGAACATGGGCAGGGCGCTGGCGAAGGAGGAGCGGGCCAAGTTCGCGGCAAGAGTCAGCGCCGAAATCGAGCGGTACGACGGCAAAGTCCTGTGGGACGACATCGTCAACGCGCACCAAGAATTGCTTTGGGAGGATGACAGCGCCGGGGCTGAGGCGATGCAGCCGATCCTCGACACGTACCGTGGCAAGGGCGGGACCGTCGAACTCACTCCGCAGGACGCAGCGACACTCAAAGAGCTTCTCGGCAAGTCGACCAATGACTCGTCGCTCCGGTTGCTCTACAAGGCAAGGCACCGGGCGGAGTTCCTGGATGCCTACGAACCCCCCAAGGCAGCACCCGATGCCGTCCCGCCGATGGGGCAGAAGTCGACTCCCGACATCGACTACCGCCGCATCGTGCTCACCAAGGGCGATACCGTCGCTTCGATCGTGAAGCAGATTGCACAGGCAAGATTCGCTCAGTCTCCCGCGCGTGAACGGGTGCCGCTGCTGGCCAGGTACGGCGATGCCTCGACGGTCGGAGACGCTTTCGTGCGCTACATCAAAGCGGGCGAGGCCCCCATCCCTGACCTCGACGACCTCATGGGCTACCTCGCAGAGCGAGTTGGGGACCGGATCGCCAAGGCGGACGTGCCGCCCGAAGTCAAGACCATGTTCGATGAATGGCTGGTCGACCGGGCGCAGATCGAGAGGGCGCGCAAGCACAAGGCCCGGCAAGAAGCCGAGGCAAAGAAGGCAGCAGAGGCGGAAGCCGCTCGATTGGAGCAGGAAAGACTCGCCCGAGAGGCTGCACTGGAAGATGCCAAGGCCAAGCTGGCGCAGGACCGAACCATCGCAGCAGCCAAGGCCAAGCTGGACGAGCTCGAAGCGGCTGGCTACGACGTGAGCGCACAGCGGGCGAAGCTCGCCGCTGCCGAGGCAGCAATGCGCGGGCCGGAGGATGGTGATGGCGCACCCGAAGGCGACCTAGCGATGGCAGCGCCGGACGGCCCAATCGAGCCGACTGGCCCTGGCGACGATTTCTGGAACGATTTCCTCAGTGGGCTTGACGACCTCAAGCCGAAGGACGAAACGAGCAATGAGACAAAACCAACCACCACAGACGGAGCAGGCGAGCAGCCTGGAACACGCCCGGAGGATTCACCGGGAGTTAGCCCGCCGCCCAGTACGAGCCGCGACCAAGAGCCTACTGGAGCATCAGGCGGGGCCGGAGGAAACGGCGGAGGAGCTGGTAGTGGGCGCTTTACTCGAGAACGAGAATTCACGCACCCGGGCATCCACGTCGCCCGCGAAGAAGTCACTCACCGCGTCTCAACAGAAGGCATTCCAAGCCGCCTTGTTGAATTTCTAGACGACCATCAGCAGCAGGGCGTAGCCAAGGCAATCGCGCGGACGATTGGCGCGGCCTCGCCCAAGGCCAACCCTGACACGGTCCAGCTCGTGCCCGTTCGCAAGCCGGACGGAAGCATCAAGCGGGATATGTTTGGTCGGCCGGAGCTTGAAGAGAAGAGGATCAACAAGGCCGCGAGCCGGTCGGGTGGATTCCTGAACCAAGGCGGAACCGGCGTTGGTAAGACCCGGCAGGTCATGGCGACTGCACAAGCTCACCTTGAGGCTGGCCACAAAGCTGTCGTCGTTGGACCCAAGGCCACGCTGGGCATCGACAAGAAGTGGACCGAGATTTCTGGCTCATACGCCGATGACTCGAAGCTGATGGGCGTCGACGTGCAGCTTTGGAAGCCAGGCAGCAAGATCGATCCCAAGCGCGTAACGCTAACGACCTTCGAGTACCTGAAAGACCTCAAGGGCTACGTTGACGAAAACACCTTCCTCGTCTTCGACGAAGCGCACGGGCTCAAGAACGCAGACAGCCAGCGAGCGAATCACGCGATGCCCCTGATCGATACGGCGCAGTCCGTGATGTTCATGACGGCGACCCCGGTCGACAAGATCAATCACCTTCACTACCTGCAGCGAGCCGGAATCTTGGGCGACGGCGAGTTTAGCGACATGATGGAGGCGCTGGGGATGCGCCCGGCCAGGGGCGGGTTTGGCGCTGGCACGACATGGGTTGCCGATCCGCGCATCAGCAAGCAGAAGCGCCTCATAGCTCTCGACAGGATCTTCCAGGACATCACCAATCAAGGCGCGTCGATCAAGCAAGAGATTCGCATGGACGGCTTCAAGGTGAAGTACAACTACGTCGATATCCCGCCCGAGGGAATCAACGCGCTGCAGTTCATCGAGCGGGAAATGACCGAGGCCGGCGAGAGCGGGGCCAACGTCAAGATGACGCTTCGCCGCCAGCTCGAACCGTATAAGGTCGACCTGACGATGAAACGCACCGAGGAGCACCTGGCCAGAGGGCGCAAGGTGGTGATCTTCGTCCAGCGCGTCAAGAATTCCGCCGCGACCGTCAGCGACGGCATGGGCGGACGCATCCCAATTTGGGAGACAGACGGCACCGCTCGCATGATCGCGGCAGAGCTCAAGAAGAGGGGCATCAAGTTTGCTGAGATTCACGGCGAGGCCGCGGAGAATGCCGTCACTTCGATGGATCAATTCCAGGCCGGGGAGGCGGACGTTCTTGTCGCGACCCTCGAATCAGGCGGCACCGGCATCAACCTCGACGACCGTTCCGGCAAGGCTCCGCGAACAATGATCGTGGTCACTTCGCCGTTTACGGCTGTGACTGCCATGCAGGCCATCGGACGAATCTGGCGCATGACGACCAAGAGCTGGGCCGAGGCCGAATTCATCGTCGGCAAGGGGATCGATGTCGACAAGTGGAATATCGACATCATCGCCAATAAGTTCGAGATTCTTGGCGCTGCCGTCTCGGGCCATGCCGCCAAGAAGATGCACCCCCACGAAATCGAGTTCGAAGATATCGACTACGTGCGCGATTTCGACTCAGCGATGCCCTACGGTGGCGACGTGGACCGCGTCTCGATCGGGCAAGCGTTCGTGCAAGTCGACCCAATCCCGCGCACCGGAAACGTTACCTTCGCCGATGTTCGAGAGGACATGGGCCGCATCGAGAAAATCCTCAACCGAAAGATCACCTACGCGCCGAAGATGCGGGGCAAAAAGCTTGGCTTCTACAGGCCGGGCGATACCGGCTCACGGATCAGGACCATGTCGCTCCGGACTGCGTTCCACGAAGTCTTTGGCCATGCCCTCGATGACCAGTACGGCCTCGTGAAGAAGTGGAACACGGCCCGGGCCAAGAGCCCCTTCGACGATGAGCTCTGGCAGTTTGGGCAATTTACGAGCCTCAAATCGTACTCGCTTCGGCAAAAGCGCATGGAAGGCGTTGCCGAGTACATGCATGCTTGGACCCTTAACCCCAAGGCCACCGAGGCGGCAGCGCCGATGTTTACCGCGCACTTCAAAAAGACGGTGCCTGCTGACGTGATTCAGGCGATGCGCGAAATGGGCGACCACGTCAGGGAGTGGGCATCGGGCAGGCCGGACCAGATCATCGAGGAGCATATCAATTTCTTCGGGCGAGAGAAGCGATCCTTCATCCGCGCGCTTGGCGATTTGTTCACCTTCCATAGCGATGGCCTGTACCATACGCCCGCTTGGATCGAGCATTTTGGCCAGTACCTCCTCGACGACCTTGGTGCGGTCGAACACGCCATGCGGGCGACCATTGAAAGGGTGGGCCTCAAGCGATACGGCGAGAAGTCAGACCCCGGCGATCCGCTCCTGCTGCCTGACGAAGATCCCATTTCGGGCATGAGACAGCTCGCCTATTCGCAGACTCGCCTTGAGGACATTCTCGCCAACGGCGTAAGGGACGCTCGCGGCAATCGCGTTACTGGCGGGCTTGGATGGGTTCTCGAACCGCTGGACGCGACCTCGCTGCCAGCGATGCAGGCAGACTTTAAGGACGCCATGGTCCTGATGAACGCGATGCGCCAGGTCGAAATCAGCTTCAACAATACGAAGAAGACCCAGGCGCTTATCGATCCGATCCAGGATCAGATCGACCTCCTGGCAGACGAACGGCAGACGCTGCTGCTTAGCGGGGCGGACCCCAAGTCACCGCAAGTGAAACAGATCAACTCGCAGATCAAAACCCTGTCGGTGAAGATCACGAAGCTCAAAGCGGACCTCAAAAACAAAGACGAGAACATGACCGGCGCGGGCCGGGGCATCTATAGCGACCTCGACATCGCTGCAGAGACAGTCGCCATGCAGCCACGACTTCGTGAAGCTCAAGAGAAGGTCTTGCTGGGCGAGGCCGATGATATCTTTGAGGCGTTCCAATCGATGGGAGTCGATCCGGACACGAAGCTTAAGCGGCATCTTCTTGTCGCGAATCGCTACCAGCAGGTTGGCGATGCGCTGCTTGCCTACATGGTCGACCGAGGGCGGCTCGACCCCGAGACGGCCGCGACGATCAGGGATGAGAACCAGTTCTACCAGTCGTTCAAGCGCGTAATGGACGATATCGGGGAGGACCGCGATCCTGCCCAATTTATCGCGTTGGGCAAGGTGGCCCCCGGACGGGTGAAGCAACCGATCTGGAAGCGCAAGGGCTCGACCAGGCCAATCGACGACCCCCTCGTGACGTTTCTAAGCAGCATCGAGGCCATTGTCAGAGAAACCGACCGCAACGCAGTGCTTTCGCAGTGGGTGGACCTGCTGACCGTCCAGCGCGGAATGCACAGCGAGGACACCCCGCCAATCGAGCTCGCGTCCATCGCCATGCAGATGGAAGGGCATACGCGCGACACCGTGGTCGTCTATCGTCGCGGCAAAAAGGAGCACTGGAAATTCAACTCGGCCGTAGCCAACGCGCTAACGACACGGCTTGGCGCAGCCGTGGACCAGAAAGTTGTCGACCTGGCGACCACGCTGCAGACCGTCTCTCGCAATGCGATCATCGTTTCCCCTGACTTTTGGGTCCGCAACGTCATTCGCGACCCAATCGAGCGGGTGGTGAAAACGCAAACCGGATCCACGCTCAAGGATCAGTTCAATCGCTCGACACCAGCGGAATTGCAGGATTACGCCTACTATGGCGGCGGCATCCACGAGGGGCATTACCTGCGCAACGCGAGGACGTTCTACGAAGTCCAAGAAAAGGCGATGCGCGAGCTGACCGCCAAGGGCCATATCCTTCTCGTGCCGGGCCAGAACCTCGGCAATGTCATCGAGTTCATGAAAGGCTCCGAGCGAATTGGTCGAATGGCTGAGTTCAGGTCCGCCTACCGCCAGGCAAGGCAGGATGGGCTATCGCACCAGCAGGCCAACATCTTTGCTTTTGAGCAGAGCCGGGCGCTCCTCGACTACGCCATCGCCGGTTCCGTGATGCGCGTCGTGAACAAATTCATTCCCTTCACCAACGCGAACATTCAGGGCAAGCGCCGTATGTGGCAGGCAGTCCGAAACAATCCTGCTGGGCTGGCCAAGCGATACGCGGCCTACATTCTCGCTCCCACTCTCGCGGTCTACGCATTGCGGATGCTCCAAGGTGGAGACGAGGAGCAGGCTCAGCAACCAGCGTACATGCGCGATATGTTCTGGACCGTTAATGTGATGGGACTCAGGCTCACGATCCCTCGCGGGTTCGAGACGGCGCTTGGCGCAGCGATGGTCGAGCGGACGCTCGACAAGCTGAGGGGCGACGAGAAGGCGTTCGAGGGATTTGGCCAAACCGTGAAACTCCAGGCCGTGCCCTTCGATGAAGGCGGGATGCTTGGCGGGCCAGTGCCAGGACTTGGAGAGGAGCTGGCCAATTACGACTACTTCCGAGGCCGGTCCATCGTGCCGGACTGGGAGAATGACCTAGCCCTTTACAAGCGCGATACCTCAAAGGCCAGCGAGTTGGGCAAGCTGATTCAAGCCGCGATCGGGCAAGACGCCCGAATGATCGACCACTGGATCGAATCTCAGTTTGGGGGCCTCGGCAGGCTGGCCAAGTCGACATCGAATGTTCTTGCCGGACGCGACGAGACAGAGAAGGCCCGGCTTGCCAGGAGCCTCGTCGGCATCACGGCTGCACCGCCTGCGACCAATGCGCGGGACGTGGATTGGGTCAGTCGGCAGTTCAAGCTCGCCGGGCTTCGGACGAATCCGCTCAAGAACCTGATCGACAGGTACAAGCGAGCGAAGAACGACGACGAGAGGGCGGCGGCAGGCAAGCGCCTCTATGAAGCGGCCCGGAAACTGAGGCTGGCGGCAGAAAAGGCGTCGAGGCGAGCCAAGACGGAAAAGCAACAGGTCGAGGCCATCAAGGGCGTATTAAGTCACAGCGGTTACGATAAGGAAGAGCCCAAAAGAAGGAAGCAACCCTAGTGAGTGAAGTTCTAGTAAGCAGAAACGTGGTTCGGATTTGGGCAGCAGACGTGCCGGGTGATACGGCAATCTTGCTGTGGGACACGAGCGTCGTCGGGGCGATGTTCAACGGCATGGGGGTTGACGGACTACAGGACGTCAACGATGATGAGCCCGAGACGCTATACAAGCTCTTAATCGCCAACAAGTCGAAGACCTACACGCTCAACATCATGCCGGTCGGCGCTGGCATCGTGAATCCCTACTTCGTATTCCCGGCCTCAGCCGCAGAAGGAGTCCCGATTTCGCCCGAGGAGAAGTTCATTTTGTACTCCACCATGTCGGTTAGGTGGACCTTGTGCAACGAGACGGGGAATGCAACTACAATCCCGGTCATCGCGATTGCATTTGCATAGGAGAAAACAATGGGTGAAGGCGGTTCCGGAGGACGAATCAGGGCGGGCTACCTCCCGCAGATCAACAGGCTAGGCGATCCTTACGCCTACCTGTTCAGCTACGCGGCGTATGTGGCGGGCAATGTCGCGATTGGATGGCTCCCCGTCGAGGTTCCCTGGCCGATCCGGCTGGCAGGCTATCGATGGAACGCGGTCCAAAACCCGACCGGGATTAACTGCTATGTCCAGCTCGCGCTCAACGCCTCGACCGGCACGGGCCTGACCCCGACGACGAGGGTTACCGGCTCAAGCAAGACATGGACGAACGCGCTTGAAGCCTCCTTCCAGCGAGGAGTCGCAGCAGGCGACTACTTCTACGACTTCAACCTAGGCTCTTCGGTGGTCGTGGCCCCGGGCCATTACTGGATTCAGGTCCACATGCAGGCCAGGGTCGCAACGGCAACGGCTGCGTTCCGGGTCATGACGATTCGGGGGCACTACAACGGACACGGCGACTGGCGACAGACGACCGCCATCGCTGATGCCAACTATGCCAACCAATCGCTTCTCGATACGCCTGGAACCCTTGCGTCCCCGTCTGCCGCCGCAGCCGAGCAGCAGAACCCGATGATTTCCCTGATCTGCAATGAGCTATAGGGTTCGCTGGGGAGTTGGGATCGTTTCGCCTTCGGCAAAGCCAGCGAACGCGGCCAGCCAGGCTAAATGGATGACCGGCTGGGCCGCGCTTGGCTATCGCTGGGTGAGGGTGAATGCCGCGCTTCCCGAGTACGTCACCATTGGCGCGTCTCCAACGTTTACCCCGACCTACGACTCGACCGGGCTAGAGGCGATGCTGACTGCCGCTGCATCGAGCGGCCTCAAAGTACAGCTCATCATCCTGCCGCAGTTCGCGGAAACGGCGAACACGGCGGCTTTGCAGGGTGGGACAGTTTACGTCTCGACCCGCATCCAGCCGGGCACGGCGAATATCGCATGGGACCGCCTTACGTCGGCAGTCCAGCACATCATCACGACTGCCGCCGATACTTGGGCGGCATTAGGTCAAGCGCCCGAAGGCCTCGTTATCGAATGGTCGAACGAGTACGGCTGGGGCGGCAACATGGGAGCGCGGGGCGTCTCGACTGCTGAAGATGCCAATGCGGCGACCCTAACCTATTCGGGTGCATCTATCGCTCCTGGCGGTGGAGGTTACGGAACGCTCGACCTAGCGGTCGCTGGATCGGCAGGATATGCGGCAGGATGGGGCGGGGCAGGCACCAAGACCACATCGAAGCAGGACACCTACGCTTCGTCCGACATGGCGCTTGGCTGGGGGACATGGGATACCGATGCTGATTGGGACTCCCTGGCGACATTCACTGGCAAGGCCGACTACGCCAACGTCCGCGGGCTCCACGACCTGAGCGAGTACGTACTGCTGCAAATCGACTGGGAAGGACTCCGAGGAGTATTCCCGCCGTTCGAGGCTGAACTCTCGACGGCATGGTTTGCATCGAATGGGACGCTGGCCAGCGATGTCTTGACGCAAGAACTCGCGACTGCCAAGCCGAATGGATACACATGGTATGACCTGACCCCAGGCGGGGCTCCCTGGCTACTCTCGGCGCACCTGTATATCGGATCGACCGCGAAATGGCCAGGAGCGAGGCCGGGACCGAAGCGCATCGCTAAGGAATACCGTGCCCTATGGCGCGAAATCCAAAACACTATCTCGGTCCATGCCAGTTTCTCGACCCATTACGCTCAGGTCGGGCTTTGGTGCGACGAATGCGGGTTGCTTGCATCTGAAATGCGGGCCGCTGGTGGCCTGTGGGAGCGAGAGCGAGGCGCGTTCCTATGCGCACTGCGCGATGCTGGTCGCCAGATCGGAGATTCGTGGTGCCAATTCACCGGAGTCAACGAAAGCGCCAGCGAGGACGCATCTGCATCGACGGAGTACGGCATAATCCGCTCGACCGGGGCATGGTCGGCAGCAATGCTTTGCATTGCTGCCGGGGCTGGAATGCCCATGGACGAGTCGGCCCCGCCGCCTGACGGTACAGGACTTGCGAGCTGGGCTGTTGCCACCGCCAGCGGCGAACCCGCCGTGACATAAGATCGAAGCGTGAGTCCACCTAGCCTCCCTTTCCTGAAAAGCGCCTATTTCCCGCACGGGAAAACACCCAAAACAGGAAAACTAAACCCCACGAATTCGAGGGGTTTAGGTGTAGACTGTGTAAAGCATGAAAAAGGCGGCATGGTCTTCCGGCACCGATCTACGCAAGGCAGGCGTCTATGTTTGGCCCCCGCACATGGTCGAGGCCAAGAGGCGCAGGCGGTACGTTTCGGTGACAAGGGTCCTCGACGACATGGTCGCCGGTTCGCTCATTCATGTTCACAACTGGTACGTGGCCAAGGGCGCCGTCGACCTGTTCGCAGCATTCCAGCGCGGAGATCCCGTCTACAAGTGGTCCGGGCAGAAAGAGGAGGCGTGGGTGGCCGAGCAAATCGCCGCCAGCGACCTCCTGAACGACCCTCACTACATGAAGAGCGAGGGCTTTCGCCAAATGCGGATCGCCGCCGATCGAGGAACGCTCGTCCATGACGTTTACGGGCTGATTGGATTCCAGCAGCCCGAGTTTCATCGGCGCGACATTCTCGACTTTGCCAAATCGCAGATCGTCGAGAAGCACCTAGCCTGCACCATCGATCAAGCGAAGCCCTACATTCAGAGCTTCGTCAACTGGTGGGACAAGTTCAGGCCGGTCGTCAAGGTCGGTGAATCGGCCGTCTTCTCGAACCGATACCGCTACGCAGGCACCTTCGACGGCATTTGGGAAATGGACGAGGAGGATTCCATTTGGGACATCAAGACTTCCAAAGATGCCAAACCGTCTCATGCGATGCAGCTCGCCGCCTACAAGTTCTCGGAAGTGATGGCTGTTCGCGGGACTCTTGAGCGCATCCCCATGCCACACGCGCCAGGCAATCTCAAGAACCTTCTGGTTGGCGAGAATGGTTGCGTCGTCAAACAGTGGCGAAACCCTGAGAAGTGGTTCGCCGCCTTTACCCACTTGCTGCCGCCGTGGTTCCTGCTGGCGGAGCGCAACAAAGCAGAGCGGTTGGTCATGGCCAAAGTGGACGTGCCAATCAGCATCGAGCCGCACACATCATGGGAGGAATCCGATGGAGACGAACCCGAACTATCAACGTGAAACAGGCCCAGACCTGATTCTCGAAAGCGATCTTAGTAATGCCAGCCTAGAGCAATCTCTGGTCGAGGCCATGAAGATAATCAATCGCTGCACGGCAATGATGAAAAGGCCATTGGCCGACACCAATCGCGCAGCTAAAGAGCTGCGCGGGAAAGAGCGCGACGAGAATTGGCTGAAAGTTCATTGCGCCATGCTTGATGCCAACAGCGCGGCAGGGTCTATGCGCGCTGCATTGAGCCATCTCGACTCGGCCCTTTATCGCCTCTACCGCAGGCAAGTCCTACCGTTTTTCGAGGGCAACCGGCTCCGCACGGCGTCACCTCGCTGCGCCCAGGAGTTCAAGGTGCCGTCCAAAGAGTGGCTACCGATCGACACGTATTTCGATGGCAAGGTATCGCATAAGTTCGTCGCGCTTTGCGAGATTGACTTTACGTGCGTTGGCTTGTGGGATTCTGATTCGAGCCATGGGTGGGTTGACAGTTTCGGCGAACCAATCGCCCCAACCCATTGGTATCCCTTGCCGGATTCGCCGTTCTCGGAGGCAAAATAATGCCGTGGATGCACCCGACTAGCGGCGGGATCATCGAGCTGCGGGCCGACATCAAAGGGAGCAGGCGGCAGCAATTCTATCGAATCGTAGATGGTGAAGTCCTTGGATGCACCAAGGGCGAAACCATTCGACTCCCAATTAAATGGGTGAACGCCCACATGACCAATCTGTCGACCGAAACAACGAAGGAGCAACGCACATGAGCAGTGGGTGGGGTGGAAGAGGGTACGACAAGGTGCCAGAGCCGGAGGCCGGGCAGTTCCTGCGACTCAAGAAGAAGGGCCAGGAAGTCAGAGTAAGGCTTGTTTCAGAGCCGTACCTGTTCGTGGACGAATTCAAGGATCGGGAGGGCAACAACAAGGCGCTGCACAAGGCCGCGTGGGTGGCAATCTCGAAGGAAATCGTAGACGGTAAGCCGACCAAGCGTGTCGTCGTCTTCGAGGCCGGGCCTATGGTTCTCTACGCAGTCCGCGACCTCGCCAAGAGTGAGGAATGGGGCGATCCGGCGATGTACGACATCAAGATCACTCGCACCGAGGATGCGGGCAAGTATTACGTCATCACGCCATTGCCAAAGCCGATGGGGCCAATCTCGGACGAGGACGAGGCATTAGTCAAGGCGGCTGGCCTCAAGCTGGAAGAACTCTGTGGCGGCAAGAAGGACGGCGGTGGCCGCGCAAGCGCAGCCGACCCGCACGACGAGTACGATCCTTTCGCGGACGAGTAGACGGTTTCAGGGGAGCGGCGGAACTCCATGTCCGCCTGCGATGATCCTGGAAAGGGTAATGCGGCGGGGTTTGTAGCTTTTCCCTGGTCATGTCATAGCGCCCGGCCCGTAACCGCATAAAAGCGGGCCATCTTCAACATCACGACGAGCCGAAGGAGGTTCAAGAAATGCGACTCTCGACAATCGAAGTCCTCCGCGCTATCAATGATGGTGGCGCGATTGAGGACCTAAACCAGCAGATCGAGGCTGCGACTGCTGTCGTCTCTGATCGAGGCGGGACAGCCAAGGTCAAGTTGGAGCTGACCATCACCCGGAACGGCGACCGACAAGTCCACGTCGTCGACGCAGTGTCCTCGACGCTCCCCAAGAAGAAGAATCCTGTAACCAGCTTCTTCGTGACTCGTGATGGCGGGCTTTCTCGCCGGGATGAGGAACAGATGACCCTCGGAGAAGAAACCAATGCGCGATAACGACGATGTCGACATGATCGGCAGCGGCATCGGCGCAGCCATCGAGTACGTGTACGAGAAGGGCCAGCAGACGTACCGCAGCCCGCAAGTAATTGAAGAGGGGGCCGTCCCGTTTGCGATGGTGCCGGACGGGCTGAATGTTCGGGAAATGGAGCATCTGCTCCCATCCCCGCTCAGGATCAAGGAGCGCGAGCACTTCATCGACGTGCCGTCGTTCTGCCGATACGTCGATCTGTTTCATCAGGATCAAACGGCAATCTTCGCCCGACTGTCGATGAACCATATCGAGGCCGTCATTGACTACCATGGCCACGAGGATCCGTCCTGGTGCGACCATCGCGCTGTACTCACCTTGCAGCCGTCCCCCGACTGGGAGAAGTGGACCAAGGGCGCAGGCAAGCTCATGTCCCAAACTGAGTTCGCCGAGTTCCTGGAAGACCTCGCGCATACCGTCATCAAGCCTGACGCGGCGGCGGTCTGCGACATGGCCCTGAACCTTCAAGCCAACGTCGATGTTCGGTTTGAAAGCAAGATCAACCGCTTCACGGGCGGCTCTCAGCTCGTGTTTGTCGAAACCATTTCGGACGGCGCGAAAGGCGACATCAAGCTGCCGGACTCGCTTCTCATCTGCGTTCCCCCATATCGCGCCAGCAAGCCAGTCGACATGCTCGTCCGGCTGCGGGTGCGGATTTCGGAAGGTAAGGCGAAGTTCCTCTACGTCCTCGACCGGCCCGACCGGGTGATCGAGCAAGCGTTTGTCGACATCTGCATGGAGATTGGGGCGACGTTACCTGGTTACATTCCCTACAGGTGCCCGTAGCCGGTGGACGGCGACAATCCCTGCACCGTTACTATCCCAGCCTCACTTAAAGTGGGGCTGGGAAACTACGAATCGGCGGAGGCGTTCGTCTCGGTGGCGAACATTCCCGCTGGGGCCAGTGATGCCCAAATTCAGCAGCACGTCGAGGAAGCCATGGGCGCGGCCGGGATCGCTTGGAAGATCCTGCGCAAGTATGACCGGTTCACCCCTCAATTCTCGATGATCAAGCCGTGACAACGATATGAAATTCAAGAAAGAAGCCTACAATCCCGAGGGCACCGACCGGGTGTATTTCTATTGCCCGGGCTGCCTTGCTCAGCATCGCCTCAACGCCGAGGAGTATGCCAAGACAATGGGGCCGGTGACCGAGCGCGATCTACTGGTGATGTCGCTCCACTGCATGAACGTCTCGACGGTCCACCGGTTCAACGGTGATTTTGACTCTCCCACGCTTGAGCCTTCGCTATTGGCGAAAACAGGGCACGGGATTGTTTGCCATAGCTACATTCGAGCCGGTCGGATGGAGTTCTTGTCAGATTGCACAAACGGTTTTGCTGGGCAAACAATTGAACTACCCGAGATCACGGATGACCCGTACGGAGAACTTTGCAGAAAGTCCTCGACAACGCCCGCGACCTGCGGAAACTAAAAACGACATGAACGACAAAGAAGCTCTCGAATATTGGGGCAATCCCACCTTCCCGGCAGAAGTCAAGTTCATCAACAGCTTGAGCGTCAACGGATTTGCCCCGGACAGCATCATCGCGAGCATAACTTGTGACGACCTGGATGAGCTGAACGAGGCCGTGACGAGGCTCAACGTGGCATTCGAGGAGGGCGTCGAGGCCGGAGACAGAAGCGCATGGGGCAACCAGCGAAAGGTTTGCCGCGATACGATCATGCAGATATGTCGCGAATTCGGCTCTCGGGCATTGGCGCAAGACATCGAAGGGGTCAAGGAGATTGGACACGATCTAGGATTTGTCTGCGCTGCCCTTGTTCTGCTTGAGCGCGGTTCGCAGGATTTCACTGAGCGAAGCGAGGCCTCGCTGCATGAGATTCGGGCCAGGTACGGACTGCCGCGAGTGGCGGTCTATGTCGGGACAGGCGAGGCCCCGCCAGCATGAACGAAGAGAAGATGCTGAACGTCAAGCAGGCCGCGGAGCGGTTGGGGGTGTCCCCCTCGATGGTCTATAAGCTCGTGAGTGTAGGGCAAATCTGCCACACCCGAGTAGGGCGAGCAATTCGCATCCCCGCGACGAAGATTGACCAGCTTCTGAGGAGCGCGGATTACCCGACAATCCACATCGACTTACCCCTGCCTGATGCCGCAGCCGGGCAAAATTCGCGCTGCCACTGGACCAAGAGGGCCGCTGCGACGGCATCGCTTCGCATGGCGGCAAAGCTGCTGTGGATCAAGGCCTGCGGCGAGGCCAAGGTGCCTCATGGCTGGGGGCTGCAGCGCGTGATCATCGACATGCACTACACCTACAACGCAAGCAGCATCGGATACAAAGCCCGCGACACCGCCAACGCCATTGGCGCGATCAAGGGCGCGATCGACGGACTGATCGACGGCGGCATGGCCCCTGACGACTCCCTCGAATGGGTGTCGTGGGGCAATCTCGTCGTCGATCCCAAGAACCCAAAAAGCGGCGTCCGGCTGACCATCCGCCCGAAGCCGCGAGGAGCAGCATCATGAGCACCGACACCAAGCGGGCATCTGTCGCCCACATTCAGCCGTACCCGCTTCTTTGGCCTGAGCGACTGCCAAAGACCAAGTTTCGATCCTCTTCGGCCTTTCGTGTGAGCCTGGCCGTTGCCATTAAGGAGCTGAAAGACGAGCTTGCCCGGTTCGTTTCGTCATATATCATCACGTCGAACGTGACCGGGCTGGCTGCTGACCTGATCGGCAACGATCCTGGCGTGGCCATCTGGTTCGTTCGAAAGAACCAAGTGCAGTGCATCGCCTGCGACCAGTACCCCACCGTCCGCGAGAACCTGCGGGCGCTGACCCTTTGCATCGAGGCGCTGCGCCAAATGGAGCGGCACTCGACGCAGATCGTGGACGCGATGATGGCCAGCCCGTCGAACGCCCCTCGCCTGCCCAGGAATGCAGGGGACGGACGGGAGCCGTGGTGGATGGTCCTCGGCGTGGCCGAAGACGCCCAGCTCGACGCGATCGAGGCCGTGTACCGCACCTTGAGCAAGTCGGCCCACCCCGACCAGGAAGGCGGAAGCCAGGAGGCAATGTCCCGGCTGAACAACGCGATTGCCGATGCGAGGAAGGCCCGAGGGGGGCTGGTTCGTGAATTCGATGAGCGACCTATTCCATAAGGAAGTGCCCTTTAACTTCATCGACAAGGTGTTCGCGGTCATGGCGCATTGCCCCCAACACACGTTCCAGATTCTCACCAAGAGACCGGAGCGAATGGCAGAGTATTTTTCAAAGAATGGCCCCCCCCTCCCGAACGTCTGGCTCGGCACGTCGGTCGAGTCTGCTGATGTCCTGCATCGGATTGACGAACTGCGCGAGTGCCCTGCATCGGTTCGGTTCCTGAGCCTAGAGCCGCTTATTGGCGACCTCGGAACGATCAACCTTGACGGCATCCATTGGGTGATCGTCGGCGGCGAGTCGGGACCGGGCGCGAGGCCGATGCACCCCAATTGGGCGAGGTCGCTCCGGGATCAGTGCGTAGCGGCGGGCGTTCCGTTTTTCTTCAAGCAGTGGGGAAGCCTGTTCCCGTGCGAAGATAAACACCGTTTAGTCCAGTCTGGGCATTATTGTGATGTCAGCCATTGCTGGCGTGGGCCAGGAGAGGGAGTTGCGTACAAGCGAATCGGCAAGCACAAAGCCGGTCGTCTCCTCGATGGCCGGACCTGGGACGAGTTCCCCGAGGTGGCATGATCCCTCAGCGCATACGGGACCGATACCAAATGCCGGAGATTGTCGGTCCCTGGCGCGACACTGCGCTGGTGCTGCAATCCGTGATGAAAGCTCGCGGCGTGACGATCATCGAGACGCGCAACTTGCTGCGGATGAACAAGCGCAACTTCTCCGCGCTGATCAGGGGCGTCGAGATTCCCCGCCAGGTTGGCCAGTATGCCCACTGGGCGGGATTCATCGACCTTCCCTTGGTGTTCGAGGCCATCGGGCGGGATCTTGCCAGGCAAGTCGACGAGGGCTCGCTTGTCGCAGCCGATGGCCCGCAGATTCGGCTCTCGATTCACGTCGATGCCGTTCTTGTAGGTGAGGCCCCGTACCGCGTGGACTACGTCGTCCAAAGCAGCGACGGGGCAAGAGTTCGCGGCATTTGGCCTGTGCGCTTCTCCTCGATCAACACAGCAGAGAAGAGTCTTCGAGGAATCAGAATCGCGCTCGCGAAGGAGTTTCACGTAAACTAGGGTATGCCTGCCTTCAACAAGTTCGACAGCTTCGTCGAGGCGATGGCCGAGAAGAAGCACAACCTCGGCAGCGACACCTTGAAGGTGGCACTGCTCGCAGCCGCAAATCCTCCTTCGGCATCCGGTGACTCGGTCCTGGCTGACGTGACGGAAATCGCGTACACCAACCTTTCAGCCCGGACCTTGACCGTTTCAGGATCGGCGCAGACCGCGGGCGTCTATAAGCTCACGATCAGCGACCTCGTCCTGACGGCATCGGGCGGCTCGGTGGCTGCGTTCCGCTACGTGGTCATTTACAATGACACCGCGACCAACGACGAGCTGATCGGGTGGTACGACTACGGCGCAGACCTTACGCTGGCCAGCGGCGATACGCTCACTCTCGATTTCGACGCAACCAACGGCGTCCTTCAACTGGCATGACCTACTCCATGACCTGCGAATACGTAACGTTCGGCTACAGCGGCGCCTCGATCGGGCTGCGGGTGCGCGAGGCCGAAATCGGCGATCGGTTCTACCTTTCGGCCTGGTGGCGGTTTGGCCATTCGCGCAGGCATCGACCGCAACGGAGACAGCTCTAAATGGCAGCATCGACACTGACGGCGGTTTACGGTTCGTTTGTCCTTTCCGGCTTCCCTGTGGAATGGCGTCCTCGGGCCGATTCGGACGGAGTCGTCGCGGGTGACTATGTCGACATCGGCGGCACGATCTGGACGGTGACGAGGGTCTTTAACGACACTTGGTATCTGAGCAGCGAGGGCGGCGAAACTTCGGCCTATGACGCGGCGGGGATCGATGCGCTGATTGCGGCCGGATTTGTCTTTGATCGGACCCCGGCGCCTGTCTCGATTTCGCTGATCATCAGCGGATCGGGGACCGTGTCTGTTTCAGGAGGGGACGCCGCTGCGCTTGTTGACTACTGGTCGAGCACGAGAACGGTTAGGGTCGCACTTAGCTAAAGTCTTCGGGTGGGTATGGCTCGCGGGGCTCATATTCCAGCCCCAACGCTTCCATTCCGACCAGGCTGATCATCAGGAATCTCTCGTCGTCGTACACCAGTGCATCCGTGACCATAACGACGAACCGCTCGAAGGATGGGGGCGGGCGACCCTTGCGCCGGCGCTTTATGTGAACCAGACCTGCCTCATAGATGGTTTGAGCGAGGAGGTCTTGGTACTTCATTTCTCGCAGACGGCGCAGTCCTCGCCCGATGCAAAGATCCCGTGGCACGTCGGGCACTGCCTAATCGACAGCGGCAAGCCGTTCCTTCGCTGCAGGTACTCGATGATCGACTGCCGCTCGAACAGGATCGTCCCCTGACGGGACGCGGTGCGCAGCTCTCCATCATAGGCCCCTCTTGTGAGCTTGTCGAATGACATGCCAGGCAGCAGCGCGGCCTCTTTCTTGCGCAGCCACTTAAACTCAAGCAGATGGCCACACGCGCTCCAATCGACATGCTCTTTGAACATGCGAAACGGGGATTGGAGGTTATACCGCTTGCTCGTGGTCAAGGTCTTCTTAGGTAAGCTCATCGGTGCCACTGGAATTGTGGCAGGAGAAGGCACACATGACAGCAAATGAAGCAGCGGCGAAGCTGGGAGTCTCCCGGCAGCGCGTCCACCAACTCATCATCGAGGGCCGGTTACGATCGGAACTCCGAGGGCGCGACCACGACATCGAGGCCTTGAGCATCGACGAGGAAATCACCCGTCGCCTTGGCGAACTCGCGAAGGCAGGTGAGAAATGAGTGAATGACGGACTCGTTTGGGAGGGTTTGGTGATAGTGGTATCACTCGGTGCAGGCGTCCAGTCGTCGGCCATGCTGTTG